CCTTGGATGGACAACGGCGCACGCATGCTGCCCTCCAAGCTGTTCGCTGAGTACAGCGCCGAGCTTCGCAAGATGAAGCAGGAGTACGCCAACTTGGTGAGCAAGTTTGCGCAACTTTATGGCTCACGTTTGGTTCAGGAGGCCCGTCAGCGCCTGGGCACGATGTACGACCCTGAAGACTACCCTGATGCTTCCGAGCTATATGGGAAGTTTGATGTGGAGTTGGACATCATGCCTGTGCCTGACGGGGCTGATTTTCGAGTGGCTATCTCTGACACTGAGCGGACACGAATATCAGAAGAGATTTCTGCACGAGTGGCTAAACGGCAAGCATCAGCTATGGCTGATGCTTGGGGCCGAATCAGAGAAGCGCTGGGTCGAGTCATCGCTCGCCTCTCTGCGAAGAAAGTCGTCATCCACGACTCCCTCATTGAAAACCTCACAGACCTCAGCCGCATCCTGCCTGGACTCAACATCTCCGACGATCCCGACATGCAGCGTGTCTGCGAACGTGTGGTTGCTGGACTACTTATAGACCCACACCGGCTACGCAATTCAAACTCTGCACGTGTGAAGGTCCTGGGCGAAGCCGAGGCAATCTTGCAGCTATGTCCGGCGTAACTTCACGCAAATCCGCCGATGGCCGTGCTAAGTACTTCTACAACGGGCACAGTGAGTGCATCGGCCTAGTCCTACGATGCATAACCGACGACCGTTATGAGGCGCGGTGTCAGGAAGCCAACGGCGAGTTTTTGCTTCAGCGTTTCAAGTCCATCAAGAAAGCGGAAGAGTGGGTCATGGCACACATAGCTCTAAGGAGATTACGTGGACAACTTAAGAATACGCTTTGAAGCGCTGAGCGCACGTGATCAGCAGAAGATTCTCGACAAGCACCGCGACATCGAGACCGACCACAGGTGGTGGACCAGTATCTATGACCAGTTCATTATGGACGTGAATGAATACGGGTACATGGTGGATGAAACCCACGGCAAAGACACACGACACTGCATCTGGTGGAGCGGCTTCAGCAGCCAGGGCGACGGAGCTTGCTTTGATGGCCGTGTCTGGAATTGGTCAGTTGCATTCAAAGATTGGCCGATACTGACAGAGTATTGCAAGGATGCAAGCGTCGATAAGTGGGTTAGATGGAATTCCAAAGGCAACTACTCACATGAGCACTCGTTGGTGTTCGATTGGGATATTGATAATAGCAATGTCTACGATGAAAAGACTGATCGACTGCGCTGGCTCGCCATGGACGACATGATCACGCAGGCTACGGCTGAGTGGGAGAAGTTCACAGCGCATACCGAGACGCAAGTGAAGGAACTGTGCCGCGACCTATACATAAAGCTCGAAGAAGAATACCACTGGCTCACAGATGATGAGCAGGTTCTTGGGTGTCTTATTGCCAACGGCATGTTAGAAGATGAATTACAGGAGTATGAAGATGACGAAGACGAAGACGACGAACCAGAAAGCACTGGACCAGTTGATAGCCGCACGGATCACGCTCTTGCTGGATCACTATTTCTTTGGGAGACTGGCTATGCACTTGCAGCTAGTGGAGGACCTGACGATTCCGACACTGGCAGTTGACGGTCGCCATATTTTCTACAACCCCAACTGGGTGCTGCAGCAGTCGGCTCGACGCACACAGTCTGGTTTCGTCCACGAGATCATGCACTGTGTCTGTGAGCACCATTTGCGTCGCAACGGACGTGAGCCAACCCGCTGGAATTATGCTGGAGACTATGTGATCAACATCGTCATCAAAGACGCTGGCTTCGAGTTGAGTGAAACCTGGCTCTATGACGAGAAGTACCGCGACATGTCCACTGAGCATGTCTACGATCTGCTCAAGCCTGAAGAGAACGACAAGCGCCCGACATTCGACGAGGTGCTCGACGGCGCGACCTCTGCCGGTGATGCAGCCGAGAAGGCGCTGGAGTGGGAGATAGCCGTACAGAGCGCAGCACAGATGGCTAAGGCGTACGGCAAGCTCCCCAAGGGCATGGAGCGCTTCATGGAAGAGATGGGAGAGCCACAGGTGCCCTGGCAAGCAGTCCTTCAGCGATTTATCAATCAGACCAGTCGCAACGACTACTCATGGTCTCGCCCTAGCAAACGCATGATTGCCCACGGATACATCATGCCCAGCCTGTACAGCGAAAACATGGGAGTGCTGGCAACGGGCATTGACACCTCTGGCTCGATTGACGGCCCGACCCTTACAGCGTTCGGCTCAGAGATTACAGCTGCGTTTAATGCATCACATCCCGAGAAGCTGATCAACATTTATTGCGACGCCAAAGTGGCGCATGTAGACGAAGTCGACCAGGGCAGCGGCATGCCGCCCTTCAAGGCACATGGTGGCGGTGGCACAGACTTCCGCCCACCGTTCGACTGGCTTGAGGAACACGACGTTACGCCCGCCTGTATGATTTATCTCACTGACGGTTATGGTCCGTTCCCCGAAGAGCAGCCCGACTATCCGGTGCTGTGGTGCATGACAACACACGTAGTTCCGCCGTGGGGCGAGCACGTAAGGATCAAAGTATGAAAACATCTGAACTGACAGGCGCTGCCCTTGACTGGACTGATCAGTTCTGACTATTCCGTTGATCTTTCGAATGATATAAGATCGAAGCTCTAACACCGATCGGAATAAGATATGAGCGTACCCTCATGGAGTCATTCGAAGTTAACCGACTTCGATAAATGCAAGCACATGTTCTGGCTCAAGCATGACCAGAAAATCCCCGAACCTGACCGCGTCCTACGTCCTGGCCAAACCGAGTTTGCCAACGACCGTGGCACCCGCGTCCATGACAACTGCGAGGCGTATGTGCGGGGTGACCATGACGCGCTTTGCCCCGAGGCCGAGAAGCACTTTGGCATCAAGATTGACCTCCTGCGCCACATGTACCAAGACGGCATCGTCAGCATGGAAGGCGAGTGGGGCCACGACAAGGACTGGGAGATCGCCGAGTGGAAAAAGGCGTGGCTGCGACTGAAGCTCGACGTGATGGTGATGGTGGACTCCACCCACGCCATCGTGATCGACTACAAGACCGGCAAGAAGTGGGGCAACGAAGTCAAGCACGCTGAGCAACTTCAACTGTACCAACTGTGCGCGTTTCTGCGCCACCCGGAGCTAGAGAAGGTCACCGCCGAGTTGTGGTACCTCGACCAGAACGAGGTGACCTCGCAGACCTTCACGCGCCAGCAGGGCCTGCGCTTTCGTCAAGGCTTTGACAAGCGCGGCATCAGCGCCACTACGTGCGAAGTGTTTCCGCCGAACCCAAATAAATGGAGTTGCCTCTACTGCGCGTTTAAGAACACTGAACATTGCACGGTAGGTGTGTAAACGCACCACGCAGACTCCATAAAGGAGCGCCACCTCCTCAAGAAGTGGCACGACCGAATTCTCCAATACCAAGCAAAGGAACGACTCCGTGGACGTATCTACCCCAGTGCGCTCAACCTTGCGCGGCGCTTCGAAACAGAGCAAGGTCTCCAAAGCCAGCACCGCCGTAATCAAGCCCTTCGCGCATCAGGTCAAGTCGCTCAAGCACAACGAGAAGACCGAGATCGTGTACGACTGCTCGGACCCAGGGACTGGGAAGACATACGTGAGGATCATGGCGTTTCTGGCAAGATTGCGTTCTGGACGTGGGACACAATCGTCGACTCCTGGGCGAGCTATGCTCGTACTAGCGCCGAAATCATTGCTGAGATCGGTATGGCTCAACGACATCAAGAAGTTCGCCCCGGGCCTAAAAGTCGCAGTAAGCACGGCAGGCAAACACGAAAGCGTGTTTGAAGAAGATGCCGATGTCTACGTCACCAACATCGACGCGGTGAAATGGCTGGCTAAGCAGAACAAGAAGTTCTTCGAGCGATTCAGCGAGTTGGTCATTGATGAGTCCACCGCGTACAAGCATCACTCGTCTCAGCGTTCCAAGGCCGCTGCCAAGGTCAGCAAGTTCTTCCAGTACCGCTGCTGCATGACCGGCACGCCTAATGGGCGCAGCATCACGGACGTGTGGCACCAGATTTATCTGCTCGATGGCGGCAAGCGCCTCGGCCCGTCCTTCTTCGCGTTCCGCAACTCTGTGTGCGAGGCCAAACAGGTCGGTCGTAACCAGCATGCCATTCAGTGGACTGACAAGACCGGCGCTGAAGAGGCTGTGTTCGGATTGCTGAGCGACATCGTGATTCGCCACAAGTTCGAAGACTGCGTGGACATCCCGGCCAACCACCAGTACAGCATCCCCTACGAGTTATCGCCCAAGCACCGCAAGGCGTACGACGAGATGGAAGCGTTCTGCATGCTGGAGATTCACGGCACGCTCGAAGAGCAGGCTCTGGCCCGCATGCGTGCGACCACCGTGGCGCAGATGAAGGCCAAGGCCAAGATCGCCCCCAAGGTGATCAGCGCTGTGCATGCCGGCGCGCTGGCCCAAAAGCTCATGCAAATCGCCTCGGGCGCTGTGTATGAACCCGGCGGGACCTACCACGTGCTGGACACCGGGCGTTACGAGATGATCCTTGATCTGATCGAAGAGCGCCAGCACAGCTTGTGCTTCTTCTACTGGAAGCACCAGCGTGACCTGTTGTGCCAGGAGGCCGACAAGCGTGGCATTACCTTCGCAGTGATCGACGGCGATACCGGCGAGACTGAGCGTGAAGAGATCGTGGCGCGCTACCAGCGCGGCGCGTACCAGACGCTCTTTGCTCACCCCAAGAGCGCTGCCCATGGCCTGACCCTCACCAAGGGCACGGCCACCATCTGGCCCTCTCCGACGTACGACTTGGAGTTGTTTAAGCAAGGCTCCAAGCGTCAGCACCGGATGGGTCAGACCAAAAAGACCGAGACCATCATCGTGACCGCCACGAACACGATGGAGGAGAAGGTCTACAAAATTTTGTCAGACAAAGATGCTCGTATGAGCAACTTGCTTGACTTGTTTTCTACTCTCTAAGAAAGATAGTATGACGTTCGTAATGATCCAAGGTGCCTTTGCTGCCCGCTACGAAGGGCGCACACAGCAAGAGATTATTGAAGTAAGTAACTGGAACTGGCCCGGGTGGGACATCTGCCAGTTCATTGAAGACTTCCGCATCAATGGCGAGAAAGCACTGGCATGACTGAGAATTTCAAACTCAATAAGGACGCATCCGTGGCCGTCGCTAATGACTACTTCTGGCAAAAGATTAACCCTGACACACCGCGCGGCGTAAAACTTCAGCTGCTCGGTATCGGCGGCGTGGCAGCGTACGGCCACTGGGATGGCAAAAACCGCTACTGGACACACTGGGCACCCTGCCCTCGCATGCCCAAGGAGAACGTCTGATGACTGGATGGGGATCACAGCTACGCGAGCGTGCTGAGTTCATTCTGAACCGCCCAGAAATCGTACCCGGTGCGGTGGACTGGAACCGACTGGTCACTGTTGACTTCGAGACGTTCTACAGCATGGAATACACACTGTCCAAGCTGAGCACATCGGAGTATGTGCGTGACCCGCGCTTCAAAGCGCAGATGGTGGGTATCAAGATCGGCAACAAACCGACCAAGGTGTACACCGGCATGGCTAAGATCAAAGCGGCATTGCTGGGTATCAACTGGGCGACGCACTCGCTGCTGTGCCACAACACAGCCTTCGACGGCTTCATCATGAGCCACGTGTTCGAGATTATTCCGTTCCAGTATTACGACACGCTGAGCATGGCCCGTGGCCTGCACAGCAATGAAATCGGTGCGAGCCTGGACGAAGTGGCTCAGTTCTACGGCAAAGGCTCCAAGCTCGATGGCGTGCTGGAGACCACCAAGGGCATCGAGAACTGGGACGCGAAGCTGGTTAAAGCAGTCACACCCTACTGTGCCCAGGACGTGGATTTGACGCATGCCATCTTCAAGGAGATGCACGCCAAGTTCCCCGCCGACGAACTGGACCTCGTGGACATGACGATCCGCATGTTCTGCGACCCTGTGCTGAAGGTGGACATCCCACGCGTCGAGAAGGAGTATGAGCGTGAGGTCGCCGAGCGCAAGGCCAAGTTCTATGCGGTCGTGGACCCGAAGCCGTTCTACGATGACAAGACCATCCTGAAGACTGGCAAGGAACGTGCGCTGGAAGGTGAGGAGCGCGACGTGCTCATCATCAAGCGCATCCTCGGCTCCAACGAAAAGTTCGCCGATCTGTTGCGTGCCGAGGGCATCGAGCCGCCGGTGAAGATCAGCCCTGCGTGGATGAAGCGCAGCAAAGAGGAGCGTGAGGATGAGACGGATAAGTGGTCGTACGCGTTTGCCAAGGACGATTTGGAGTTCACCTCATTACCAGACAACATCGACCTCTGGCGTGGTGCGTTTGATCCCAATAAGAAGAAAGACATCCCGCTTATCTCGGCAAAACAAGATCGTATCCGCGCGCTCGTCGAGGCGCGGTTGGCCACGAAGAGCACCACCAATATCACGCGCGCTGAGCGGTTCCTGAAGGCTGGTGCCAACGACATGAGCCTGCCGGTTGGGTACGCCTACTACCGCGCCCACACGGGCCGGTGGGGTGGCAACAACAAGATGAACATGCAGAACCTAAAACGTCCTGAATACGATAAGGCTAAGAACCCTATCCCAGGAACAGGCGAACTGCGACAGTCCATCCTGGCACCCAAGGGCTACCAGATGTGCGTGGTCGACTCTAGCCAGATTGAGGCCCGCGTAAATGGCTGGCTATGGGGTCAAAACGACCTCATGGCAGCGTTTGCGGCCGCCGACAGGGGTACAGGCTCAGACGCCTACTGCAACTTCGCTACGCTTATTTACGGCCGTCCGATCACCAAGGACGACAAGACCGAGCGCTTCGTGGGCAAGGTATGCGTTCTGGGCCTTGGGTACCAAATGGGTGCAGCCAAGTTTCAGATGACCCTGGCCAAGGGTGCTCTTGGCGGTCCCCCGATCTTTTTTGAATTGGACCGCTGCAAAGAGATCGTCGACACCTACCGCCGCGCAAACTTCAAGATCAGGCAGGGTTGGGACATCTGCGCCAGGATCATCGAAGACATGGCCGCTGGGCGCATGGGTCGGCATGGCCCGGTCTCTTGGGAAAAAGAAACGATCTGGCTTCCCAATGGAATGTCGCTCAAGTACCCTGAGCTACGCAAGCAGCCTGGAGAAAAGGGCTGGGACGAATGGTCGTACAAGTCAGGTGACATCCGCAAGAAGATTTATGGCGGTTTGCTTTGCGAAAACTTGGTTCAGGCTCTGGCACGAATCATCGTGGGTAAGCAGATGCTCAACATCCGCAAGAAGTACCGCGTCGTGATGACTACGCACGACGAGGCCGTGGCGCTGCCCAAGACACGTGAAGCAGAGTTCTGCTTCAAGCTCATGACGAAGGCTATGAGCACCCCGCTGGACTGGTGCATGGACATCCCGCTGAACTGCGAGGGTGGCTACGCGACCAACTACAGCAAGTAGTTATTTATGGGCGCATAGAGTCTGCGCCCACCCTTTACGGACGAAAGTGATCGCTGCTTGGCTGACTGTTTCGCACAGTGTCCCCTGCAGGTTCATGAGTAGTCCACCAATCTTAGGAGAAATTGATGTTCGCCATCAGTGGAAGAAACTTGCCGGACGTGCGTTCGTACGAAGACGCACTCAAGACGTGGGACGAAGCACACCAGCATGCCCGCTTTGGAACAGGTTGGCGTGGGTTGAAAGACAAGCGCGATACCAACAAGATCATCCGCAAAGAAGGCGACAAGATTTTCTTTCGCTACCACACGACTGACCTCGTGACGTGGTTACCTGACCGAATCTGGATCAAACAATACGACAGCCCGAGTTCGTGCATCTTCACCAACTGCTTCACACCTCCCAGTGTCTGGGCGGTACAGAAGAAAGGTGAGATGTATGTGGCATGCAATGGCGGCTACTACCAGTCGTCGCTCTTGGCTGTCGAGATCGTGAAGGACAAGTTTGGGTGGGCAGTGACACCTGAGTCTGTTTACCAATTTCCCAAGTACACGCTGGACAAGAGCAAGGCCGCGAAAATCAGGAAGGTGCTCAAGCCGTTCCGTGATTACCGTGACTCTGTGCTGCGGCTGCGCGGTGGTCGGCATGAAGCAGAGTACTGCGATGAATACCGACTCTGTGTCATCTTGCGCAACCTCTTCGCTTCCCCGCAGATGACTGAGGAGATGCAGCGTGATCTGCTCTCCGAGGCAAATGCGTATGACGACAGTCTGCTTCTGAAGAATGCGTACCTCACCGGTGGGGCGGTGAGTGTGACGCACGTGGCTGGTGAGCTTCGCCCCGAGAACCCGTATGCAGGACGTTCCGGTCTGCACTACATCTAAACTCTATTTGCGATCTGTTAAAGATTGCAGTACAATTCATTCACTTAAGGAGAACATGATGGCAACAGCCACAGCTACCAAAACCATGCCCAAGGTCCGTGAACTCGCGGTGGGCGCAACGATTGACCAACTGTGGGGCTACCGCGAGCAGAAGCGTGCTCTGGAGGCCCAGATCAAAGAGGTCGAAGAGAAGGCCAAAGGGATCGAAGAATCCCTCATGGAGCGCTTGGGCAAGGAGGGTCTGGAGAAGGCTACTGGCACCAAAGCATCTGTGTCCATTACTGCGTCCGTCACTGCCGATGTGCAGGACTGGGACGCGTTCTACCCCTACATCGCAAAGAACAAATTCTGGCATTTGCTCCAGCGGCGTGTTTCCGATCCCAGCTATCGTGAATTGCTGGAGCAAGGCAAGAAGGTGCCGGGCGTCGTCCCGTTCACCAAGAAGCGTATCAATCTCCGTTCCACAACTTAAGGAGCCATATGGCCACCGCAAAAAAGACTGCAACCGCAGCACCCGCCGCCAAACCGGCGAAAACCAGCACCAACGTCGTAGCTCTGAAAAAGACTAGCGGCGCTGTTGTCGACATTCGCGCTCAGCTGCAAGCTCAGGCTGCAGCAATGAATGAGCGCACAGCCCCTGCCACCGGCATCAACATCCGTACCGCCGGTAAAAAGTTTAGCTTTCCCGACGGCCGCAAAGATGACGGCCCTGTGGAGATGGTCGTCGTTGACTTCGTAGCTCGTAATGAGTTCTATGAAGCTGACTTTGACAAGGACAACATTGTCCCGCCTGCATGCTTCGCCATCGGCAACATCCCCACCAAGCTGGTGGCTTCAGATAACAGCCCGCAGAAGCAGTGCGACGACTGTGCCAGCTGCCCCATGAACGCATTTGGTTCTAAAGGTAAGGGCAAGGCCTGCTCCAACACACGCCTTCTGGCCGTGGTGGAACCCGGCTCTGCCGCTGATGCGCCGATCTACTTGCTGAAGGTGTCGCCTACTGGTTTGAAGTCATTCGATGGCTTCGTGCAGAGCACCAGCCGCACGTTCCAGATGCCGCCTGTCGGTGTGGTCGTGACTGTCGGCTTCGACGACAACGAAGACTACCCCAAGCTGACTTTCAGCGATGCCAAGCCCAATGAGGACTTGGAAGCGCACTTCAGCCGCCAGGAAGAAGCTCGCCAGCTGCTGAGTCAGGAACCTGATGTGTCGGGTTACGAAACTCCGAAGCCCAAGGCTGCGAAGGGTCGCCCGACACCGGCTCGCCGTTAAAGGCGCGTCATGGCCAGCAAGTACACGCTCGCTACGGCGCTTCGTTCATACGGCGCTCTCGTGAGTGTCTTGGACACGCTGACCGAGGAAGAAGTGCTGGCCTGTCTCCAACTGGAGGCAGGCTCACAAAGGAGAGAGTCCGTCCTAAACCGACTCATATCACGGGCCGTCCGGCTCAATGAAATCACGTACGCACGCCAACTAAAGGAGAAATACCATGGCTAAAAAACCCACTCTCACCCCCGCAGAAATCAAGACCGCCAAGAAGGGTCTGGTCGAATTGCTCAAGCAGCAGAAGGAAGCGCTGAAGCCCCACATCGAATCGGTGAAGGCTGCTGAGAAGTCTCTCGCTGCCGCCAAGAAGGAAGCCGACAAGGCTGTGGCATTGGCCCAAAAGGCTCACGCTCTGGCTGCTGCTAAAGCTGCCAAGGCTGAAGCTGCTGCTGCCAAAGGCACCGAGAAGATCAATGCCAAGCTGGCTGCACTCGAACCCGAGACTGTTGTCTAAGGTCAACCAATTGACAGATACACGAGTGGTGCTGCGAGGTCTCGCAGTACTATTCGTGCCCGATCTAGATTAGATCGACCAACAAAACTACTTCAGGAGGATGCGCAAATGCCGCACGTAATGGTTGATAACGAGACTTTAGCAACAACAGCCGATGCAGTTATTCTGTCTATCGGGGCTGTGAAGTTCGATCTCGCTACCGGCGAGATCGACAACGATGGCTTCTATCGTTCGATCTCAATCGAGTCGAACTTGGAAATGAAGCGTCGCATCAGTGAGGACACGTTGCTATGGTGGTTCAAGCAAGACATTGCGGCACAGCAAGTCTTCCATGAGGCCAAAGAGACGCTGCAGACCGCGCTGATTGAGTTCAGCGACTGGCTGGCCAATAACGACAACACCATGTGGTCGAACGGTGCAGACTTCGACATACCCATGCTCGCCCATGCGTACACGCAGTTCGGGATGGAAGTGCCATGGAAGTTTTGGAACTCGAAGTGCTTCCGCACTTACAAAAATTTGCCTGGAGCTAAAGACATCCGTGTCCCTGCCCTAGGAGTTAAGCACAACGCGTTGTCCGACGCGTACCAACAGGCTCAGACAGTTAGCGCGATTCACCGCCAGTTGTTCCTAAACATCCCATTCGCGTCCCCTAAAAAGGCAAAGACATGAGCACAATCGACGCAACCCTTGCTGAGCGTGGTTCGCGCTACGGCGCATTCGCTGGGCATGCCCGCATTACCCAAGCCATCAAGGCTGCTATGGTCGACACGGCGCGCTGGGAAGAACTCAAGGATGACCAAAAGGAATCCCTGGAAATGGTGGCCCACAAGATCGGTCGCATTCTCAACGGCGACCCAAACTATGTCGACTCGTGGACCGACATCATCGGGTACACACGTTTGGTCGAAGTCCGCCTGCTCGCTGCTGAAGAAGCAGCGAAGAAGGTCGTGCCACTCAAACGCAAAGTATGAGCGCCAAGCCGGAGACTACGTTTTCGGGGAGTGTGAACAAGCACCTTCCGGCCTGGGTGTACCGCATGAAAAACAATAACCCCTATCTGGGTGGGTTGCCTGACATGTGGTACTCCGGTCCCGGCGGCGACCTGTGGGTGGAGTTCAAATTCATCATAATGCCCAAGCGCGTAGACACGACCATCAAGTTCGACCTCAGCAAACTCCAACAAGAGTGGTTAAGAGGTCGATACGAAGAAGGACGGAACGTGGGGGTTATCGTCGGCCATAAAGACGGTGGTGTATGGATGCCGGGAATAGACTGGGATGATACATACGCCGCCGTTGACTTCCTACGTCTGCACCGCACTCGTAAGGAATTAGCATCAATCATTGAGGCGCATGTCGCATGAATTTCAACAACCTCTTCACTACAGCGAGAGTGCTTCGAGCGATCTACCAAACCGTCTCGACCTCACTCTTGCTCTACTACATGGCTCGACGAGCCAAACAGGGCAAGCGAGTCACACGCCCCAGCCGTCGGCTTGACGGCTACCAAGACTGACGAGCATTTATACTCGCCCGTCGAAAAGGAGTAAGCATGAGACATTCTGAGAAGGGGCTTCTTCAGACCCTGGAGAAAATTCTTCGTACTACGGGGCAACCAATGGACTGCAACCAGCTGTTCGATATGCCTGAAGTCAGGGAGTACGCCGCTACAGCAAACCGTGTATCGGACTATCTTGGTGGGTTGTGGCGTAAAGGGCTTGTGACTCGTTTACCGTCAGCAAGCGAAGGTACCTCTCGCGCTCGTTGGAGCTACCAGTGGAAAGAACTAGCTCCTCTAGGCGTCGGTGTGGAATACGCTCCTCGACTAATCGCGGACCGTCCGAATCTTGTCATCACTGAAGATGGGACGACGATCCACATAACGCTCCCTCATCTCGTCATCTCCATTCGGCAAACTAAGTCATAACCCTAATGCCTTCGGGCACTCCTGAAATCTAAGCTCTATGCACGACCTAACAAAAGAAGAAAAGAACGAAGCGGCCGCGCAGAACTGGGGACTATTCCATGTCTACGACACCACAAAAGAGATGTGGGTGATGACTGTGCTACCCATCAATTTTTCGGACACGGTAGGCGCTATGCAAGCGCTCAACCATGTTGTGAGTCAAGCGAAGTTCAACCACTCTCTGAGTCTGAAGGTATTGCGCCTGATGGCTCAGTTCAACGCAGGATCGAAAAAGTGACAGCAATCAAACCTTTTAAGCCAATGCTCGCTTCCCCTATGGAACTTGAACATGTGCGATGGCCTATGTACGCATCTGTCAAGCTCGACGGCATTCGTGCCGTAGTGCGCGACGGCATGCTTCTTAGTCGTTCGCTCAAGCCGATCCCCAACTGGATCATCAGCAGCGCACTGAGCAAACCAATTTTTGAGGGCCTCGATGGCGAGTTAATTGTCGGCCCGACCACCAGCCCGACGTGTTATCGCGACACGGTCTCTGGGGTCATGTCGGAGGACAAGTCACCTGACTGGACGTTCCACGTGTTCGACCAATACAAGCACGGTGAGCCGTTCGATGCACGCATGGATCGTCTGGAAGCTACGGTGCGCAATATGGGTACCCGTATTGCTCGTCTGGAGCAAAAACTCGTTCACGACATCGAATCTCTAAATGAGTTCGAAGCGAAAGCACTAGAGGCTGGCCACGAAGGTGTGATTCTGCGTCACCCCAAGTCGCCCTATAAGTTCGGTCGCTCCACAGCTAAGGAGGGCTACTTGCTGAAGGTGAAGCGCTTCGTGGACGGTGAGGCCGAGATCATTGGTTTTGAAGAGGAGATGTTTAATGGAAACGAAGCGACCACAAACGAACTCGGACGCACTGCCCGAAGCAGCCACAAGTCAGGACTCATCGGTAAAGGAACTCTCGGCGCACTGCAAGTTAAGGATGCCAAAACTGCTGTTGAGTTCTCTATTGGGACTGGCTTCACAGCAGAGCAGCGCCAGCACATCTGGAACAACCGAGACAAGCTCCTCGGCACGCTGCGCAAGTACAAGTCCTTCCCTATCGGAGTGAAGGACAAACCCCGTCACCCAGTGGACCTCGGCCCACGGGATGTCCGTGACTTGTCATGAGTGATACGCGGGAGTCCTACGGCACGACCATGGTGATCCGAATGGGTCAGAACGGCGGGGTGAATCTCACAACGACGTACCGCGACTACATGGACATGCAGCAGACCTTGCTGGACGCCATGCCCGTAGCTGAAGCCCTCCAACGCACGTTACCCCGCATCACTGTGATCAGTACCGAAGAACTCAAATTTCTGGAGGAGTTTATCCAGGCTGAGTGGGATCGTCGCGCCCGACTGCGACTGCAATTATCAAAACTTTAGGAAGAACCATGAGACTCTACAAAATCAAAGCATCCGGGCAGGGTGATGTACTCACCAAGATCGTCTGGGTCGGTAGCGCCGCTGAAGGCGTGGCCGCACGCAAGGTACTTTACGCCGAGGGTTTCGCCCGCAAGGAAGTGACTGAGGTCCAGGTGGATATTCCCACCGACAAAATCAGTCTGCTCGAATACCTGAACGGGAACATGACATGAACCCGCAGCACATCTCTACGATGCTGCGCATGCAGGGCCAGATCAACAGCAAGATCGATCCCGACTGGCTGGGGGCTGACTACCCATGGCACCGCGCCATGTACGTCGAGGCAGTCGAGGCCTTGGACCTTTTTGGTTGGAAGTGGTGGAAACTCAAGCCCACGGCTGACCAGTACCAGATTCAACTTGAACTGGTGGACATCTGGCACTTCGCCATGAGCAACATTCTGGCTATCCACGAAGGCGATCTCGTGGCCGCGAGCGTGGCGATCCAGGAATACTTCGACAAGCTCGAAGAGAACCCTGACTGCTACGGTGAAATTTCCACAGTCCACACGCACACGTTGTTCGACCTGTTGGCTGGGTCTGCCGCCTTGCAGCGCCAGCTTAACGGCCCAGCGTTCAACGTGCTGATGGGGCGCTTCAATCTCACATGGGATAAGTTGTACGAAATGTATGTCGGCAAGAACGTGCTCAACACGTTCCGCCAAGACCACGGGTACAAAGACGGCACGTATCAGAAGGAGTGGGGTGGCGTGGAAGATAACACCGTGCTTGAAAGTCTCATGGTGGTCAACCCTGACGCTTCGCCAGAGACACTGATGGACCTGTTAGAGCGTCACTATCAGATCGCCTTGACGACATGACACTCACGTCCACTTCTGCCAAGTTGTCAATTGACACCACGGCCCTGGAGCAGCTGGTCTATGAGGCCATTCTGTCTACCAAGGAACGTGGTGCGATTAGCGACGAGCTACGCCATATGTTTCCGAACCTTGCCTACTCGTCGGTGACAGCGCGGTACGCCGCGCTCGAAGCGCAGGGCCGCATCTACCGCCCCGGTGTGACGCGCCAGGGCGACAGTGGCCGAGCGCAGATGGTGATGTGGGCGGGTAAATATGCCGGTCGTGCTAGTGACCGCCTCCGAAAGGTGCTCGGTCTGTGAAGTCTCTTGGCCTCGTCGACGCTGCTGCCCTGCTCCGTATTCACCCGAGTACGTTGCAGGCGCGCGCGAAGGCGGGCCTTATTCCCGGTTCAAAGATTGGCCGCGCATGGGTGTTCTTGGAGGACGACCTTGTCTCCTACATTCGTGGCGGACAGGAGAACGTATGTCCCTCTACAAACAAACACCAGACGGCCCGTGGTGGGTCAGCATCACTCACCCCAATGCACCACGGGTACGTCGCTCAACTGGAACAGTTGATAAAAAAGAAGCGCAACGAATCCACGATGAGATCAAGGCAGAGTTATGGAAAATCACACCCAAGCTAAGTGGCAAAACCTGGGGTATGGCGGTCATGAAGTGGGTCTCAAAAGAGACCCGCAGCGACAGCGAGTTATTGAGTCTAGCCAAGCTCGGACGTATTTATACGGATCGCGCGCTGACTTCCATGACGCGGGAGAGCATCCACAGTGCCCTAGCGTTCTGCAAGACTGCAGGCACGTACACACGCTACCGCACCATGATCATGGCGATTTTGAATGTCGCCAAAGACGAAGGCTGGCTGCGCGAAGTGCCGAAGCTCGCCACCAAGACCGACAAGAAGACCAAGCCGCGTGAGTGGATCACGCAAGAACAATGGACCAAACTTTATGCAGAACTCCCAGGACACCTCAAGCCCATGGCAGCTTTTGCAATCAGCACAGGACTTCGACAGTCTAATGTCCTTGGACTTCGATGGGACCGTGTTGACCTCGAACGAAGACTGGTATGGGTTGAAGCGGAAGATACCAAAGCCGATAAAGCTCTCGCCGTACCACTTAATGATGATGCGCTCGAAGTCCTCACGGCGCGACGTGTCAGGGGTGAGCACGATGAGTGGGTCTTTACGTTCCGAGGCAAGCCGATCAAGGATGTCAAGACGGCATTCATTGCTGCATGCATACGAGCCGGTGTTGGTCAGTCAACAAAGACTGGATATGTTGGTTTCACGTGGCATGGCTTTAGACACACATGGGCTACGTGGCACATTCAGCATGGAACTCCTCTGGAGGTTCTTATGCGGCTTGGCGGCTGGAGTGATATGCGTATGGTTCTTAACTACGCTCAGCACTCACCGGGGCATCTAGCCTCATATGCGAATAACGTGAGGAAGAAATGATCAATCTCGACGCGGTCATCCACACCGAAGTGGTCACGCTACGCAGCATCCTTAACGAGACGCTGAAGGATAAGACCTGTATTGAAAAGCTTCGGAGTTTGAAACTCAACGAAACACTAACCGTTAACCACCAGCATGGGAACTGCTCATTGACCTATGACGAGTGCCAGGACATCTTGGCCCTATGGCGCATGCGAGGCAAGCTATGAAAGTCATTGTCGCTGACCTTGAGGACAATGGTGACTACCTCGACCTCAACGTCTACATCCAGACCGGCGGTAAGAATGATCCAGAGTACCAATGGCGTCCGTATAGAGACAACCAGACTGGTCACTTCGGGTTCAGCGACTTCCGGTTAGCTGAGAACACGAGAAAGCTTTTTGACGACTGTAATGATCCGCCTCGGGCGGTGTATGCAGCGATCTTGCCGTACGCCCGTGAAGTAGCCGCGAGGCTTGGTGTATCAACGAGCCGTGTGGCCGCTGCGGTCCAGATGAAGTATGACAAATCGTTATGACCTGACTAGGCTTTTTGAGGCTGGTTCTAACGGTTTAGACCCTCTCTGTTTCGAGGTCTAACCAATGAAAAAGCCCCTTCTCCAGAGGAGAAAGGGCTTCGTGTTTGGTAGGCGCAATTGGACTCGAACCAACGACCCCCACCATGTCAAGGTGCGCTGCCCCAGGTGCAAGGCCCTAGGCATGCGGGTTCTGGGGCGTTATGACATTTCACTATGACCAGAACGGCTAAGCTACTTCAAAGGCGCTGAGTTGGCCAGCATTTCTGTTTTGCGTGCGCTATCTTTATTTGAGCCGTACCAGTAAACGAGCACCATCATCGTAACGGCGTCCATGAGGCCCAGGATGCGGCCAACGACCATTTCGGACGTTGTAGCTGGGTAGCCAAGGAATAGCACCGCAATCTCGCAGCCTAGGGTGACTATCAACAGCACCAGACTGAGGTAGAACAGCGGCATCTGAGCGCCGCCCGACACGTTTGCTTTGCGGGCGTCCGCCCTGTCGCCAACAGCCAAGGCGTCTTGCTTGAAAGCAAGGTCGGCGTACTTGTAGCCCATCTCGGATTCGTGGGTCTTGAACTCAATCTCAAGTTGCTTGATCTTCACCATGTCCTCGGGCCTGATCTGACCGTCAGCGAAAGCCTTAGCGATCTTGTCGGTGGTCGGCTCACTCATGCCAAGCACGTTGCCGATTGCAGCGATGGCGACCCCGGCAAGTGGCGTACCCAATGCCGTGGCCACGGTAGGCGCGAGGCCCATGATTGTCTTGATCCAGTCGTTCATAGTTCACCCCATCCTGTATCGACATCTGGAACTTCCAGAAAACACTGCCACATAATTCTCAGCGCCAACTTGCAGCCCTGCGCCTCATTCACAAAACCTTTAGCGATATAACGTTCGTACTTGTCGCGCACCATGATCAGCGCCACAGCTTGAGACTTGATGAGCCTACGGTCGTAGGGGTCGATGTCATTGATGTCGATGCCGTTCATGGACACCCCGGACCCATATCGTTGCCGCCGTACACCTTGCGCTCGTAGCGGTCTTTGCAGTAATCAGCGGGGCAGGACTTGCCATCGTCAGGCATCCACGACATATTGAAAACAGCATCGCGGCCACCGCAGGCAAGTGGGATAACGTGGTCGATTGACCAGCCGGGGCAGGCACCTTTGTGCAGCCCAGTGCTGGGACAGGCCCATACTTTTTTGAAAGCGTTGATGACCTTTGTGCTTCGGTGGATGCTGCCGTCCGCATCGCGCACGACTTCACCGGCATAGCGGTAGTCAACGATAGGGTCGAGGGTCTGCGAATGCACAGTCATCGTCACTAGCCACAGAGTCAGTAGCAAAAAGATGTAGACGTAGATCAGGTTTCTCATACGAAATCCCGGGTGCCTTGGTTGTCGATCACAAGTGTTTGCCGGTCGTCACCATTGAATGCGATATGCACCCAAGTCCCAAACTCATGGATGACCTGCTGGAAGGGCACCTTGGACTTGATGAGCGCACGCACGATCTGCTCTGGCGTACCAGCAGTGGGGCATGTGAAATCGATAGCCATCCCGGTCACATGCGCAGATGTGGGTTTGCTTCCAACCGCTTTATTCAAGTCTGGGCACCGATACCAGGACGAAACGATGATTGCGTTGCTGTTCAACTCAAGACGGACTAGCTCCATTCCCAATGCAGCTTTCTTGACGTTCTGCATCAACTCAATCGGCAGGTCGTTATTGATTCCGAGGCGCGCTGCCGTTTGGCTATGGACGCATTCTTCTAGCGAAAAGTGGGCGGATAAAGGCGTCATGATGTTGGTCCCTTCAAAAACTGTTGCCACGCTGAGCCAGCAAGGAATGTGAGTACGCCAAGCCCTAGCCACTTTGCGGCTGCGACTCTCATCTCTTGCCAAAACTTAACCCTAGCCTCGGCTTGCTCGATCACAAGCTCATGATGTCTACGGTGCCCGTCTGGGTCGCCTTCGGGGAAGGCTTGGCCCATCAGCTTGCTAATCGCTTCTGCAAGCTCGGATGTCTCCAGTTTCATGTGCTCCGACAACTTCTCATCTAACTTGATCTGATTTCGATCTATCCGCTTCACGAGCGCAAGCAATTGCATCGGACTGCCCTTACGACGGTCGGCGTAGTCAGGTGCAAGCTCTATAAAGCTGCTGCTTTGGTGCTCGCCTAGGTCGGTGTCATTCATGGTTTTAGTTCTAAGTTAGAGGTTAGATTCCGTGGGGCAATTATGCCATCACGCCTATGACTTTTATTAAGTCGTTTCCTTTTGGAACCGGCTGCGTACAGCCCCAAATTATTCCTGTTTCTCAACAGACCTCGCCGCGCTTTTTCACGACCACTTTGCTCGACCACGTTATTCACGCTCAATTCCACAAGTCATAAGCACAGATCAAAAGACCATATCCTCTCTGTAACCTATCTATTCTTATACTCTTATACTTATAAACTTAAATTATTAGAATTGAATTTTAAATTAAGTAAGTAAGTAATAGAGTATTTTCCTATATAGAGGTAGGCGACGGTTCATAACGTAATTAGTCAGCTTGCGCTTCTCGCACTCGATCTCCAGAATTTACCCAGTTCGCATAGAGCGCGTTTGCTGGCATCGCGTGCAGCGCCACGCTGCCGAACTGTTTACGCCCACCCGCGAGCTGCGCTACTTCAGCCAACTGCTCAATCGTCGGGCCAAGCAGTCGGCCGATGCCAGTGCCACCTTCCTTCATGTCATTCATTGCATCCACACTGAACTGACCTACTCCTAGCAAGCCCGCGCGTTGCGTTTCATACCCAATGTGATCAGCCAAGCTCCAACCATTCTTCCAATCAGGTTCCAAGGAACCGGAGGTCACGAGGCTCTTAGCCGCGTCTGCCGCGAACATCACAGGGATGTACGAGGCCACCGCCAGCATGGGCGTGTAGTTGCCGTGCGCGGCCTCATGGGTGATGCGTTTGAGTATGGTCTCTTGGAACGCGAAGGCAAACTGTTTGAGGTGGCCAATGAGCGCGTAGTGCGGGTCGTTCATCCACACTGGTTTGTCCGCAGCGTCTGGTCGCAGCACAGCGCCGTCCACCCAGCGGTTCAGAGCCATCTTGGTCTTAAGGTTCTTCGGGTCCATCAGCAGTTCACCCTGTGAGTCCTTCAGCACGTCTTTGGCCGTGAGACCTAACTCACGCAAGTATCGCTCGGAGTGGGCAGTGGGGTGATCTACGTGTCGCACGATGAAGCGTTTGGCCGCTTCCATTGCGCTCACACGCATTGACTGGTTTACCTGTTCGGCAAAGTTGTATTTGAAAAATGCGTTGTTGATCTTTTCAGCGGTGCCTCCGCTCAGTCCTCCACCGAACGTAGCACCCATTGTGTGGGACAGGTTGGCGTTGTCGATGATGCCCATGGTGGTGGCCATCTCGGTCTGGTGGTCAAACGTCGGGTGGTCCTTCCATGCGCTAAACAATTCTTTAGCGCCACGCTTGTATGCCCCCCATGCGTCGCCGAGCTTGCCGCCGCGCACCATAATGCCCAGCGGGTCGACCATGCTGCTGAACAGCATCATGGGTAGCAGCCGCACATTCTGGTACACCATCATGTTGCTCATCAGGCGGCGAGCGTCTGGGCTGATGTCCGCCCCCAGGTGGCCGTTGATGCCGTCCACGTAGTCCTGCGCCAGAGCTATATGCTCCTTGGTCGCGCCCTGCCCTTTGGCTTTGTCCAGCAGTTTATACAGCCCACTGCTGTCGTCGTTAAAGCGTCGCGCCCACTCAGCCCGCTTGGTGGCCTGCGCCACGTAGTTGGACATGACACCGTGGAAGTCCTTCTTCATGAACGGAGCCAACTCACTGTCAGGGATGAACGACAGCTTGCGCTCCTTACGTGCCTGCATCCCTGGGATGTCTGTCAGCACGCCATCCATGGAGCCGTCACCGGCGATGATGCGGTGCATGGTGTCCTCACCCACACCGTACTTACTCAGCACTGCGTTGAACTCGTCCTGATGTGAGGAGATGTAGTACGCATCGTAGACGCGAGGGAAGTAGTCCGCCCCCAGGTCATTGAGCTTTACACCAGCCCGTGTGACGTAGTCCCGCATGTCCTTTAGAAAGCCCTTCACTGCAGTCTGTGCAGCGCGCCCCTCGGCGGTGGTGGCAGTCCGCCCTTCTTGTAGCGCCTCGAAGGCATCCTGCATGTGTGCCTCGTTGGCGGTGCCCAGTGCTTTGCTCAGCGCATCCATGCGGGTTGATGCTTCGGCGCGAGCCGTGGGCAGGTAGCCCGCGTCGCTGCTCTCCTCCGTGTGCTGAGCTTTGACCAGTTTGGCCAGCTTGATCAGCGCAGGGTTGCCAGTGTCATGCAGCCGCTCACTGCCTGTGGAGACCAGCGCGTCACGCAGGTTCACCAGCGGCTTGCCGATGCTCTTGATTGTCTCCAGCGTGTCGTTCTTGCCCACGTCCATCAGGTCACGGCCCAGGATGTGGTCGCTCTTGCCCACATACTTGCCGTCGTTGAAGTACTTCAGGATGTGCTCGGCACGCTGGTCGTTGGTCCATATGCCCATGATGTTGCGGAAGAACTGCTTGATGCGGTTGAACACACCGACCTGTGGGCCTTGCAGTTTGAAGTTCTTGTCGTGCGCCCAGAACTGGTACGCATAAGCTGCGGCCTCCTCGGGGTCACGCAGTTGGCGCAGTGCCTCGGGGCTGTGAGCCAGCCGCTCACGAAGCTGGGCCTGGATGTGCGGGGACATTGCCATGCGCTCAATCACGTTGCTAATCTCAGGGTGTCCCTTGTCACGAAGCTGCTGGAAGAATCCGTGCAGCGCCTCATGGTGCGCCACGCTCATCGGGTTCAGACTGTGGACCGACACGCGGATGATGTCGCCCATCTGCTCCCGGGAGAACTCACCGGCGTGGAGGATGTTGGCCATCTCTAAGCTGACGGTGTTGCCCAGCACCTTGTGCAGGTAGTCGAGGATGTCCTTGTGTGAAGAGGTCTTGGGGCCGGTGGCGTTGGGGGCCATACGTTGGGCGCTGAGACGGTCAATGCGGTGTTGACTCCAGGTATTTTCTTTGCCTGGGTTAGCGCCGGTGTCACGGTGCGAGCCGATGTCACCGGAGGGATCATGGAAGTCCTTGACGTGTTCGTTGAACGAGCGCAACAGCATTCGCATCTCGGTCGTCGAGTAGTTACCTTCGCGGAATTTGGAGTATGTGCCGTCGGGGGACTGACCGTCGCCCTTGGTCTCACGTTCCTCTTTGGGGTTCAGTTCACGCAGGAGGTGCGCGTACTTGTCGTGAGCGAGGGTTCCATCCTTTGGGCCGTCGATGGAGACCCCATGTCCTGGGGCGTCGTCCCATCTGAACTTGTTGATCGTCAGCACGGTGGCCGCGTCGGGGTCGGGCACCTCGGCTTTCTCCATCACGTCGTGGTCCAGCACACGCATGATGTAACCACTTTCGCCGTCGCGGGTCGTCCACAGCGTCGCACGCTTGATGGGGCCGAACGCACCGATGTGTGCGAGCTTATCTATGTTGTCTGAGGTCTCACGGTTAATACCCCAGTATTTTTTGCCGGTGCTTTCCAAGCTGTACTTCTTCGTCAGCAGGCCGTATGCCACGGTGGGGTCGGCCTTGATCAGCTCAGCGATACGTGCGTTGGCAGCGTCCAAGACCTTCACGACCTCGGGCGTAGCCTCTTGCCCGTTCAGCGCCTCCACCGCACGCTGCAAGCCCTTTGCATCCGTGCTCTCCGACATTTCCTTGATCAGTGCCTTGTCACCAGAGGCTGCTTTCTCCAGAAACGCCGCCTTCTTGGCGGCTACTGCTTTTGGGTCGGGGGTGCCCTCCACCTTCGCAGCCTTCTCCGTCGGTGGGTGCGCCTCTCGGAAGTCCTTCGTACGGATTGCTTCCTTGGACCCCATCACCAGTGCGTCGAGCGCAGCCTTGGCGTCCGTCGGAGAGGCGATCTTGCCGTCATGCCCCTTGGCGAAGTTCATCAGCTTGTCGCGCATGGCGGGGGCCAGCACATCAGCGTACGTCGCCAGCTTGGTCGCACGCTCTGCGAGGCTGCGCATCATCGCCAGCTTGGGTGCCGCCACACCGAGCTTCTGCTCAGCCGTAGCACCCTTCTTCGGGAAAGCATTCCCCAGGTTGCGCCACTCGTCGAGGAACGTGCCCAGACGCTTGTTGAACGTCTCTTGGTACGCGGTATGGCCCACATCCGTGAGCATTCCGTTCTGCGTGGCGAGCCGGTCCTTTTCGGTGTGGAAGCCTGCGATGTCTTTCTTGATCTTCTCGATGGCCTTGGCATTCGGGCCGACAAACTTCTCGCTGTCCTTCAGCGACGCGCCCTCGTTCTCCTTGACGAACTGTTCACGGGCAGCGGCATCTTCCTTCTCCAACCCACGCATGCGTGCGGACAGGTTGGTGATGTTGCCCTTGAGTTCGTTGATCGCGCTATTGTGCTCATGGACGTTCGGGTTCTTCACCTTGCTGAAGTCGTCGCGAAACGAGCCGTCACCGGCGTTGGTGCGGATTCTTAGATCGTCTTCAGAGAGTAGAGATGAGGTCGTACCAATGTCACCGAACGGGTCCACCTCACGCTTACCAGAGCCAGTGCCGCCGTACGGGTCACCACTTCGGTAGATGCGCTCCTGGGTCAGTTCGGTCAGTTGGTCGTGAGCACGTTCCAATTCATGGGCCACATTTTTGCCGTCCGCAGCTTGGCGCTCCAAATCTTCGATGTGGCTGCGCTGCTTGGCAACAGCGGCGTTGATCTCCGCTGCCTTGGGCGCATCACGCATGTTCTGCTCCATGTGCGCCACACGATCCTTCAGGTCCCTCAGGCTGTCCATAGGCTTGCCGTTGCCGCCAATAGGTAGCTGCCCCTTGTCGTCGGGGAACATGCGGTGCCCATTGTTCAGTTCGTCGATCTGGTTACGGATGTAGCTGGCCTTGTCTTTGCTCGTCTCGCCCTCCAGTGTGCGCTCCAGACGAGCAATGCGGCTCTCGCGGTCAGCGATCTCGGACTTCACTCCTTCGATGCGCAGGCGGTGATGACCGGCGATAGCGTCACGGTCGTGGGCACCGGTGGCGTTGTCGGAGCGAATCTGCGTACGAAGCTCTTCGATCTGTGCGCTGATCTGCTTACGCGTCTCAGGCTTGGACGTACCTTCTAGCTTCGTCTCCAGCGTTTCGAGTTTGGACTGCAACTTACGCTGCGCAGCTTCGTGGACCACACCGCGTGCTGGCTTGGCGCTGGCACCTTCGTCTTTTGCACCTATCTGCCCAGTCCGTTGTGGCGAGCCGTACTCGGTGCCCAGGATTTCTTCCTGGCGTCCACGGTCTTTTTCCATCGCACGCTTCAGTGCGTTCGTCCATGCCTCGCGCTCGGGGATGCGGAAGTCTGGGTCGCTGAGGTGCTCTTGCTTCCACTTTGCCAGCGCTAGGTTGTAATCCTTACCCTTGAGGAATTTCCCTTCCAGCGCCTCGATGCCAGCCTTGTGCAGCTTGTCACGCGCAACATCCTCACCTACCCACGCCTTCTTGTGAGCGCTCACCAGTTGATCACGTGTGAGTTCGTCCACGTGGGCCAACTGCTTCTGCATCTCAGGTGAGAGATTCTTCGGCTCAGGGAAACGCGAACCCAGATCACCACGCAGATCACCCACGGTGATCTTGCGGCCCTTGCGGTACGCCACCACGGTGTCAGGGTCGATGTTGCCCAGCATGCGGTCTGTACCGCCCTTGGGTGCCTTCACCACTTGGTCGTGGCTCAGCGTTTCACCGTTCTCATTGTTGAATCCGTTGCCTTTGCTCTCGTGCTGCAACACCGCTGCGTAGCCGTTGGTGAATGCCTCCTTGATACGCTGCATGTCAGTGGCGTCGTTGCCACTGGTATGGTCGTAGCCCATCTTCTTGGAGAACTCGCTGGTCAGGCGCACTGCGTCGTATGCCCTGTCACCCACGTTGAACCGTGCTGGCGAGCGGCCATGGTTCTTGGCGTCCAGCTGCACGCGGCGCAACTCGTATGGTGCGATGCCCTCAGCGTCGCGGTCCTTGCCTTGGAGCTTGATGTAGCCCACGTTACCCGCGTGCTTTTCGTCCATCCCCACCATGTGCGGGAACTGCTCCTGCACCGTGCCCCACGACTTGCCGGAGGACTTCATGTAGTCCTTTGCAGTCACGAAGCTCACGTTGTAGCCGGGGTACTGGTTGCGCAGTTCACGGATGCGGCTCTCTGTGGAGCTTTGCGCGTCGGCCATGCCGGTGGACTGTTCGTGCGCAGGAGAGCGGAACAGGCCATTGAGCTTGCCAGTGCCACGCTTCACAGTGCCTACCTTGTCGCCCTTGCCGATGTACAACTCGCCTTGTCCGGTCTCCTTGTTCACGCCGCGCACATACCCGTGGGTGTCCCACTCATGCTCGGGCACCTCAGCCAGATCGGGAAAGTTCTTGTCGATGTCCGCGATCACGTCGCGGTCCTTCATGCCGCCCTGTGCCAACCGATCAGCGTGCTCGCGCATGGAGACGAACTCCCACTTGTGGTTGGGCCGGTTCTTCTCCATCTGGCCCATCACGTGTTGGGTGTAGCTCTTGGCAGACTTGAACTTACCCTTCTGTACGTCGGGGTGGTCCATCATGCCGCCGATGCCCTGCATGCCCTCGGAGTCGCCTGAGGCATGCACCGTGGCTACTGACTGCCGACCTGCCTTGTCGCCTTCGCCTACGAACAGGTCACGGATGCTGCCGTCCTCATTCTTGTGGTAACCCTCTTGGAAGTCGTGCTCCAGTTCTGCGTTGTCGCGTTGCAGACCTTCCTTCGCGGCCTGCGCTGCCACGGCGGACTCATCGGTCTCGCCCACGGACTTGCCGACCTTCTGGTCGGTGCCGGTGATGTTGCTCGGGCGGTCACGCTCCACCATGGCAGCGTTCTCAAGCAGTGCGTAGGCCTTGTCAGCCTTCTTGCCGAAGATCGCCTGCATCTGGCGGTGCATCTCTTTGTTGTACAGCGTGGACTCTTCGCTCTGCTGCTTGTCGTTGCCGCGCACCCAGTTCATCAGGTGCTTAGCTGTCTGTGGGTCGTTGACGACGCTGTAGTGCTCGCTGCCGCGAGGCAGCATGGCGACGAGGCCCTTCTGCACCGTGTCGTATTGATCATGCGTGTCCACCGCGCCATTGATGTGGCCGAACACATTGTTGACTTCCTCGGGGTCCTTGCCACGGATGGCGTTGTACACCCTCGTAAGCGCGGGGCCAGTGTCCGGCCCGAGGATGCTCACGAGGTTGTCGAACATCGCTTCCTTCTTGTTCTCGAAGCGGAACTTGCCGAGGTTTTCGTATCGGCCGTCTTTGCCCTTCTGGATATTGGCTTCTCTACCGGCGAGGCTCATCCATTTGCGGATGCCGGAGACAAGCTCGGTCTGCATGGGTCGGCTGCTGACGAGCGCACTCTTCAGACGCTCATCAGTGATCGCGGGCAGTAGCTCCTTGGCGATGATGTCGTGCGCTGCGCTGAAGTCCTCAGACTTCTTGGCCCCACCCTTGTCACCGCCCATGGCCTCGTTCATACCCTTCGTGAACGAACTGACCTTGCCCATCAGGGTGTCGAGGAACCCCTTGTCCTCAGCGGCCTTGGCTATCGTGGCACGATTCTCTGGGACGTTCAGGTCTCGGCTGGCGGCCTGCACCTCGTCGGTGGCGTGACCACTACCCTCCATTTCCCGAAACAGGTCGTTGGCGCGGCGGTTCGCCTCAGCCTCAGACGCGTCGGCCATGCTCTTGGCCTGTTCGGGGTTGGCCTTGCGCATGGCCTCGGGGTCACCAAAAAAGCCGTTGTTCTTCAGGTCGTCGAGTTTCTTGTCCGCCTTGCCTTTGGCTACGCCGAGGTAGTCCAGCGCGGTCTGGGCTGCGCCCTTTTCTGCCAAGTCCTTTTTGATCGGTTCGAACGTCTCGCGGATGCTCTTGGCTGCTGCCACATATGCGTCATACGCTTTGTCGCCCACACCCTTGGCACCGGCTGCTACCTGCTCCTTTACGTCGGGAGGCACGTTGGTGTCGGATAAGAGGTCCGAGATGTCCTGCTTGGTGGCCTTGTAGGTCTCGGCCGCGCCCTTGCCGAGCTTGCTCTCGGACACTCCGTCGTATAGACCCTGGGCGATCTCCCCCAGGTTGTCCCAGACGCCTGTAGCGGCCTTTCCGGGCCTGGACTGGGCAACGTCCTCCTTAGCCACAGAAAACGCGTCTCCGACCCCTTTTAGGGCTTTACGAGGCATTCCGTGCACCATGTCTCCAGCCATACCCGCCATACCGAAGGCACCACCCAGCACCGCGTTGTCCACGCCAGCTTCCTTGATGGCGTTCGGGTCGGTCACCTGACCGCTGGTAGCCAGTTGGCGGATGCCCTCACCACCTGCACCGGCCACACCCTGGCCCAGGACGCCCGCACCCATGTTGTGCATGAAACTCTGGCCGATGGTGCGGCCAGCGGCCTGCTCTGCTCCTGCCCCCAGCATGCGCCCAGCCATAGTGCCGGGGACGATGTTCAGCGCTGCGGACGAAGCCAAACCACCCAGCGCGGCACGGCCGAAGTTCTCCTGTGGGCTGCGCAGCTGGGCTTCAGGGTCCTGCTGCTGACGAAGGGAGATGTCACCGGCTTCGAGCGGAGCGAACAGGGCCGTGGGCGCAGCGATGGCACCCCCCTTGACTTTGGTCAGCCCGCCGAGCAGGCCAGCGCCCATGCCGCCCACGAGCGCGGGCGTAAGCTGACCGGCCTTGTAGCCCAACCAGTTTGCCCCGCCACGCAGATCGTGCACGCTGGCCCACGTCGGGTTTGCTGCTGCTTGCTCTGCTTGCTGGGCCTCTAGTAGCTGCTGTTGCAGTGCCTGGGTTGCTTCGGGCGAGACACTGCCGCCAAAAGCTCGGGTAGCACCCTGGCCGAGCGCAGAGAGTTGCGCCCCCATGCCAGCACCGGCACCGCGCAGGCCCTTGGAAAACTCGGACTCGCTGTTTGGACGTTTGCTGGTAGGTTCCGCGTCGGCGTAATACTGGTCGTAGAGGCTCATGGGGTTTCCTTGTCTTACTGGCCGATGCTGGTGAAGTTGCGGCTCTCGGGGGCGCCGATGGAGCTAAACGGGTGGCGGAAGGTGAAGCCCCCGTCCACAGCAGAGCGAGGTATTTTTGAGCCGTTGCGCAAGACATAGTGGCTGTCGGTGCTGCGTTTGAGGTCAATGGCGTAGTCCGCAGGGTTGGGGCTATCCACCATCGTGCCCGCCCACGGCGCCACACCTTTGTTCTGGGCCACGAGGCGCTTCATCGCCATGCCTTGATCAATCACGGACTTGTCCTGCTCGGTCAGGTGGGCAAAGCCACCCTTCTCAATCCTGGCCGCGCCTTGGTGGTCCCCCATGTCACGAGCACGTTTGGCTGCGCCTTCGAGGTACGCCTGTGCACCGGACATGTGTTCGGATACGGCTTTCTGGTCTGGGCCTTGTTTGCCGTCCACATCGGTGACGTATTTCGAGCCAAGCTGATCGGCGTAGTTCTTCGCAGCTGTCTGTCCGTTGTCGAACGTCTGTTTGTCCTTGGTGTTGCCGAACTCTTCGCGGCGCAACTGGTAGTCACGGTCCTTGGACATCCATTCCATACGTGCATTGGCACGCGCTGCTTGGTTGCTCAGCTGGTGACCCAGGACCGCTGCATCCGCTGTGATCTGGTGAGCGCGGAGGTTTGTCGTGTTCGTGGCTGCACCGCGTAGGGTCTCGCCGCGCTGCCGTAAACCCTCAAGGTCCTGCTGCCTGTATCCTTCGAGCGCAGCCTCGCCGCGCGCTGATTCTCGTAGGTCAGTCTTGGAGCTTGCTTCTATACGTGCAGCCTGGATACCTTTCTCACGGTCCCACCGAGCCTGTGCATCCAGTGCGACTTGCCCTTGGGCTGCTTGGTCCACTCGGCCCTGGGCTGCTTGTTGTAGGCGCTCTTGCCCCATGCTGTCGCCAAGGCGGCGGTCTTTTTCGGTGTTTGCGAGGCGCTGCTGCACGTCCTCTTCCGAAGGTGTGAAGGCGCTGCCGCGTAGGGCGGGTTGCGGAGTGCCGCTGGCTGCAGCTTGTACAGCAGGTGTCGCAGGTGCGGTCTGCGCGGCAGTAGCGGACTCTTTGGCTGGGTCACCGCTCATGAGTCGCCCAATGATGTTCTGCTCAGGGTTCATATGATGGCTCGTCAGAATCTCGTCGCCGTGGAACAGCGCGTTGGCACCTTTGTGCGCGTACTTGTCGCCCAGATATGCACCACCCGCAGTACCCGCAAAAGTGCCGACTGGGCCTGTTGCTGTCCCGACACCACCCCCGAACGCACCTCCAAGAGCAGTACCGCCGACGCGCAGCACGTCTTGGCCGAGGAGCTTAGCCTGCTCTCCTATGGAGAGAGGGCTGTTTGGGCCGTATGCGTCGTAGTGGCCCAACACACCGAACAAGTTGCTGGCGGGGCCTGCGATCTTGCCTGCGTTGGCGCGAACGTACTTCCCAGCGTTTGCTGCTGCATCGGTTGCAGCGACACCGGCGTTGCCGACGGTAATCCCGCCGCCTTTGGCTGCGGCAAACGGGTTCTTCCAGTTCACACCCTCGGGCACGAGGCCTTGCGCACCTGTCTTGACTTTGTCCCACATGCTGTTGGTCTTGGCCCCATCGCGCAGGCCGTCCACTGTCGCACCCCATGCACTGCCGCCGTTTGTCGGGGGTGCTGCGGTGTTCCCACGCAGGCCGTCCACTGTCGCGCCCCATGCACCCGAAGGCTTAGGCGATGCGCCGCCGTTACCGCCAACTGCACCGGGAGACCCAGGCTTGTCATAGAAGTCGTAGCCGCCAGTGCGTCCTGTGCCCGCCACTGGCACGACGGCGCGAGAGGCGTTGGTGTGGTATGCCTGATTTGCCCGCATAGCTGCGTCGTCAGCCGCCGAGGCCATGGCAGGTTCAGGCTGCGGGGGCGGGCTGTACGAACCCGTCTTTTCGTCATAGATCAAGTCTTCAATGCCACCGCTGAACGAGCCTTGTGCATGCAGCACAGGGCCGTGAAGCGCTTCCTTCGTTGCACCGGCCACGGTCTTGCCCTGCGACGCCAGCGTTACCTTTTGGACTTTCTTCAGGTGTCCGCGCAGGCTCGGGTCCTTCTTCATCATGGCGTTGGACACCACGAACTCTCCTGGCTCGTACATGGCCGGAATCTTGTCACCTGTACCGTGACCTGGGACCGTGCCGCCGTTGCGCAGGCCGAGCGCTTGCATCTTCGCTGCCGTGCTCGCGCCGCTACTGTAGTTGGTGATGTTGTTTACCGGGGCAGCTACTTGCGTGGGGGCCTGTGCGGGGGCTGGTGCTCTGGCCGCAGCGTCTTGGGCTGCGTACTTGGCGTTCACGCGAGCCATTTGCTGCTCGGGCGATTCCTTGAATAAGCCCTTGATGGAATCCAGCATGCCGCCGTCTTTGAAGTGGACCATGTTGCCTTGATTGGCGACATTGCCGATCCTGGCCTGCTGCAACTGGTACCCATCCTGATGAGAGGCGAGGTTGCTCATGGTCTGGTCCACCGCTGCCGTGGGGTGTCCAGGCGTGCCGCCAGCTGTCATGCCGAGGCTGGGTTGAGACGTCGAGGCTGCTCGGCCGGCCGCATTGCTAAATGTGTTCGTGGTCTTGTCGAACTGAATGTCCTGGCTTGGGTTGCCAGGGGCAGACGAGTTGTACTGCGGGCCGGACACGTTGCCGACCTGATGGGTGCGCAGGCCTTCGGCCGTGGGCGCGGCAAAACTATGCGCGGCGGGCAGGCCGACCTGATGGGTGCGCAGGCCTTCGGCCGTGGGCGCGGCAAAACTATGCGCGGCGGGCAGGCCCACGTTGGCATCGGGTGCCGTGGTCGGTGCTGGCACGCCAGTCGGCGCGGCGGGGGCCGCTGGAGGCGTCAGTACCGACTTGACGCCAGCGTTGTGCGCCGCGAGGTCCTGTGCCCATGTGCCGCCACCTGTGGGCGGGTTCACCATCTCGACTGCTGGGGCGCTCTCAGGGACTAGAGAATTGAAGGGTTGGCCGCCCTGGCTGCGAGAGAAGTTGACGGTTGGGCGGGGCTTTGATGCTTGGGGGTCGAAATCCTGCCACGACCGTTGGGTTGGCAGCAAGGTGTTCGGGTCGATGCCCATCTTGCGGGCAATACGGTCATCCCCCGTAGAACGCTGCGGGCGAAGGGAAGTCGGAAAATCGGCCATGGGCACTCCTTGAGGAAGTGCCTTCGCAGCCTGTCGGCTCCAGCGGATTACGGCATTTTAATGCCTACGCCGGTAAGTCACCAGCCCCGCACTGCCCCGGTGTAAAGGATGTACCCGCCGACACATGCCATGATGAACATCGTCCTCTTGAACTGCCCCCACTGATACTTCACAAATTTCTTAGGGTGTCGAAGGTCGGTACCCTCAAGGTATTCCTTGAAAACTTCTTTGGTCGCATCTTTGAGTTTCGTCATGTTCCACTCCAGTTGGTTTGTAAGTACTTTACGGTGATAGGACGCTGCCCGGCATAGTGGCCACTTGGGCTACCGGCGCATTGTAGTTGTAGCTGGTGGAGTCAGAGCCGCTGATGGATGCTTGAGCATGCATCATCGCATATGCTGAAGAGGTCCACTGTGCGTATACCTGAGCGCCGACCTTGGCGGCGTCAGCACGGGCGGTGTTCGTGGCGATGAGGGAGTCCGCAGAAGCTCGTGCTGTCTGAAGTGTTATGGTCTGCTGCGCCTCGTACTGCTTGATGCCAGCCTCCCAAACGCGGGCATGCATGTTGGCCTTTGCCTCAGCCGCTGCTATGGAGGCCCGGTCTGCGTCTAGCAGTGCGGAGTTTTGCATTGCTTGTGCCTTCGCTGTTTCGGAAGCAACGACGCCCCTGGCACGGTAGCCTTCCCACTCCACGCTTTTCGCTTGGGCTATGGCACTGAACCGACTTATCTCTGCTCGCGCTTTCTCGCCCTGCGCTGAGGCCACCGCAGCGTGAGCCGATGCGTTGGCTTTGTACGCTTCGAGTTTCAGCCCTTCTGCCTGCACGCCATATTTGTACACCTCAGTTTTGGCGACCTCAGCCCCGACCAGCGCGGAGTAGGCGCGAACCTGTTCGCCAGCTGCGCCAATTTTGGCTTGGCCGAGTTGTACCTGGGATTGGACAGCGCTGATCTGGGCTTTGAACACTTCGATTTTGGAGGTCTCTGCGTTGACCTGGGCCACGTACGCCCTGATCTGCTCACCCGCGATGCCGATCTTGGCCTGCTCTAGTTGGACCAGCACTTGCGCAGCGCCGACCTGAGCTTTGTAAATCTCCACATGGGACATGCTCGCGTCCACCTCAGTCTTGTACTGCTGGACCATGTTGGTGTTGATCTGGGCTTTAGTCTGTTCGCCGGAGATTTGCGCTTTGAAGGCTTCGACCTTTGTCATCTCTGCCTGGATCAAGGTTCTGTAAGCCTCACTGTATGTGCTATATGCCGCCAGCAGTGTTTTGAAGTTGTCCGTCTGCGCGTTGTAGATGCTGATGGCATTGTCTGCGTACGTTTTGGCTGTCTCGAATGCCAGCTGCTCCATCTTGTATGCCTGATCAATCAGCTGGCCCTCAAGTTGGATGCCCAAGGTGATAGCCTGCTTCAGGTTCTCCTGCTCCATCTCGGCTTGCTTCACAGAGACATCGCGGGACAGTTCGGACAGTTTGTCGTAGTACGCTTGTTCAGCTTCACGCATCTGGGCACTCAGCGCGCCGGTGGGCAGCACAAACCCAAGCGATTCGGATTTGCGCATTACCTCACTTACGTTTGCTTGAGCGATCTTGGTCTCGCGGTCGCGGCTTCGGTCCCAGATTGCCTGTTCAACCGCAGCGGATAGACCCGTGCCCCCAGCCAGCCGTGTCTGGAGATAAGCCAGCATCTGCGTCTGGTACCCGTCGCCCTGGGCGTAAGAGTACGGTGTCGGGGCGGCCAGCATCATCGTGGGCATGTCGGACAGCTTGGTCAGCCAGTCCTCGTGCATGTTCACGCCAGTGAAGGTCACCGTGTCGATAGCGAGGTACGCCGGTAGTGTCGGAAGCGTGATCTCCGGGGCGCTCGGTACCAGCACGGTCGACACTGCTGGAAGCGAGGGGATTGTCGGCAGTGTGATCAGCGGCGCGTCGGGCAAAGTCACCGCGTCGAGCGATGGGATTACTGGTATAGCCCCAGTCGAGATAGTCGGTAGACTGGGCAGGTTCATCGTCGGAGCGAGGTCCGTGAACGGGGTTATGTCGATTGCTGGAATGAGTTCCGATATGTCCATCGGTGTGGTCCCTGTTGAGGGGATGGTGATGGGGGTCAGCGGGGAGATTGGCGGGAGGTCTATGGTCGGCACTGGGGGCAGATTGCTCGCAGCCACTGTGATCGGCGGCAGGTCGAAGTTGATGGCGTTCAGCGCGGTGATCATCTCCTTCGTCGCCAGTTGCGCATCCTTTGCATAGTTCTGCGCGTTGGTGAATATTGTGCTGACTTGTGTTGATGCTCCGGGCATTATGAAGTCCTCCGAGTGGTGGATTGGACGACCGCGATCTCGATTGCGTCCAGTTGAAAGTCCCCACCGTCGGCGTTGGAGTAACCGAATGCGAGGTAGTTCTCTCGGATTCCTCGCCCTGGCTTGCAGCGCGATTCACCACCCGTGTCGACCGGGAAATTGTACTGGTACGCGGCGGATTCTCCTATCACCTCCAGCATGCCGGTACCCGCGCCTTTCAGTGCGAAGTACACCATATCGATGAATTTGTTCAGTGAAGTGCCCCACAGCTTCTTCCCCGAGATGACGTGACTCACGATTGGCGTCGTAGCGTCCGTATCCCCGACCAAGTTGTACAGCCCGCTGGGACCTCCAGCCTGCGTGGCGGTGAGGCCGTCGAACGCGAAGTTGGTGTACTCCGACACTGCGCCCGTGAGAGTGTTGACGATGATGGTGTTCATATGGATACCGGTGAGTTGAGGGACGCTTCTTTCCAGCTTTTGAGGTCCATGGTCGTGTTGACCGCAGTGATCGTGTTGTTCTCGTTGAGGATGTCGTGCAGCGTCTTAACATTCTTCTCCGTTGCGGCATACCAGAGACTGCGCTCTGCGCCGGTCGTGGGGGTGACCCGGACGTTCACTAACACCGCCAGCGTCACTGGGTCACGAGCGTAGTAGACATTCGTGGCGGAAATAAGTTGAGTGGTACTCCCGACGGCCGAGACGCCTTGCATACCTTTCCATGTTATTCCGTTCTCCACACCGGACTGGACTGCCCAAGCATTCCCTGTGAACTCGTAGTGAGATGCGTCGACACCGGCGGTGTACGCTACTGTTTGGTCGGGGCACTGTAGTGACCCAGTGATTCCGACTAAGTTGAACGGGGTATATGTGAAGTTCTCCATTGCGTCGAAGCCAGCATACTGGGCGTACAAGAAGTCCCCTAGAACTATCGATGACGCACTTATGTACCCGGTATTCGTAGATGGCGGGCCAGGGGGAGCCGGGAAGCCCGACGGGTCTTTGAATATCGCCAATCCACTGGCGGTGTCGGTGGCGACCAGTGTTCGACGGGTGAACCCTCCTGCCCCCACAACGCTAATGTAGATGTTGCGCTCTCCGGGTAGTCCGGCGTAGCTGGTGGAGTACGCCTGCCCTACAGGGTCGGGACCAGTGCCAGCGCCAGTGACCGCCGTCGTGGCGTCGTCGTCGAGGGTTACCAGCAAGTCAGTCACGTGGTCGTAGAACAGAATTTTGCTGGTGCTAGTCTTTGCGGTTCCAGCGTAACTGGATGTGCCATCGACTGTCACAAATGATGTGAACTCGGTAGTTTCTGTGGGTATCGCTCTTTTTGGGAATACCGTCGAGACTGTGAGCGAGGCATGGTGCGTGCTTGTTTTTGTCCCGGTAGACGTCTCGGAAGAGGAGAGGACCCCTCCGTTGGGGGCAAGAGCTACGGAGATGATGGTGCTGGCTGAGTTGCTGCTGACCGCGTTGGAAATGCTGGTCTGGACTGTCGACCAGGGGACCTTGTCTCCGTTGGCCGCGTACATCATCCCCCCGAATGAGGTCGAGGTAGAGTTGTTCCAGTTATGGTGGTTGCCCGTAGCGTAGCTGGTGAAGTTCGACCCGGAAACGTACTCCCACCCAGTTGTTCCCCCTGCGCAGTCCGATACAAAGTATCCGCCGATTGCCCTAGACAGGGTCTTGGTAGCCCCGCCGGAACCGCTGAGCACGGTGCCAAAATCACTTGTGGTCGCGTCGTTAGCTATGACCCCCTGCGTGTATGTGAACGCCGCCTCCACGAACTCAGTCTTCTCGACCATTGAGAGTTCGATGAAGTCGTCGTACCACGCGCTGACGCTGTTCGTAGGGGAAGTCCTGAACCGCTGCGTCCGCAGAATCGCCTTCTTCCCCGACGGGTGGATAGTTACCGCGCTCCCGGCATTTTGAGTTGGGGCGAGTGTGATCGTGAGGGTCGACGATGGCGTGAAGTACGCGCTGCTTAGGGCGCTGCTCGCAGAGTCCAGATCGGGGGTGCTGAGCGGCGCAGGGCCTTGGTGCAATCGCAGCGTGCTGGGGTCCACAATTTGGATGTATGCCAAGTTGCTACCGAGCATGAACATCGGCGTGTCGGAGAGACCGTCGGCACTTGTGCGAAGGAAATTGACTCGGTTCTGTGACATGATGCACGCCGCGCGGTACACCGCAGTCTCCCCGTCTACCGTGAGCGCGTCGTACCCCCCGACCAGACTGACCCAGGCTACATACGGCTTGCTTTTCCCAGGTCCTGGGTTAATCCCGGTAAGAACTTCGCCCGAGCCGATAGGGGACCTGAAGTTGGAAAACCACTTGGTCCGGTCCTCGGAGACCCACAGTTGCTGCCCACCAATGAGTTTTTTCTGGTGGACTATGTCCCATTCGCCCGAGGCAACAGGGGGGATGGACTTGGGCACTATCCTGGGCACTAGGACTATGGGCTGTGGTTCGGTCAGGTTGTACGCGACTTGTATCAGCCACCCGAGGACTGCGTTGTCGCTCATGTCGGTGAATGCCACGCCTATACCGTGGTACGGAATGGGGTATCCCGTCGGGTTTGGTACGGTCACCATCACGCGCCTTGTGGGTCCGTTTGAGTAGATCGACACCTGGGTCCCATCCGGCAGTACGTGGTCCGCAGAATGGAAGCCGTTGGGAAACGCGGACATCGTCACAGATACGAGGAACGCCCGCGTTATTCGCTCGACCATACTATTTTGGTAGCTGTTCATCACGCTACCACTACCGTCCGGGGCGCACACCACGAGTTTTACCGGCAGTCTTCCAGTGACTATCTGCCCATTGATCCCGAAGAATGATTCACCGCCCCCGACGCTCATACCGGTATCGCCACGTACTGGGGCACTGCCCCATTCATGCGGAAGGCGGACACGACTTCGGTCACTGCGGTCTTGTACCGGCCCTCAGTCATGCGCGTGATTTCGCCACCTCGGAAACCAGCGGCGACGATGCCGTCAGCGATGCAGAGCATGGCGATGCCCTGCCCCGTGCTGTCGCCTCGCTTGATGCGCTCACCGGCGGCGAACACGCCAGAGCCGAGCACTACTGCACCGTCGAGCTTCTTGGCGTACGTCAGGCCGACGAACTCGTTGCCGGACAGGAACGCCAACTCGGTCGTCGTGCCCACGAAGATACCGTCCTCGACAGGCTGAACCAGGGTGATGGGGGAGCCGAACTGTTTGAAGCTGGTACGCATGTCGCACAGTTCTGGTCGGTGCAACTCAGACGCCCACAGTACGTTGTCCTTGGCCACAAGCACGCGCCCGCGCCACTCGACTGGCAGGATGCCGACAGGCATGGGGTGAAGGAACTCAGTGCGGCAGGGCATTGTCAGGCTGCTGTTCTTTCCTAGGTAGCTGAAAGAACTTGTCACTGTCATGCCCGCGTAGAACATCTGCCCGCCATTCACGCTGCTTAGGTACACGTTGATGCGGTACCCAGGCTCTACCGGCAGACCCGTCAGCAGCACGCCACCGTCAGGCACCGGTACTGGGTTGGAGTACGACGGTGCGCCTTCCAGGCCATCAGAGTTTCGGACGTAGGTGATGGCGTACTGGTAGTCGCCCTGGTACAGGTCACCAGCCACGAAGGTCAGCGCGCCAATACCGGGCGGCAGAGGGATGCCCCAGGGGGTCGTACTGGTGCCGTTGGTGACGCCACTGATCAGGCCGTTGGAGAATGCTGTGCGCCCGTCGGGTAGGTCGCAGTACCAGACACGACTTGCACCCAGCGAGGGGAGCAGTACCGTCGGGGTCGTGCCATCCAAGATCAGATCGCCGTTTTGGACGGCCAGCGTGCGTCCGTTGCCGGCGTGCACGAACCGGTGACTGGCGGCGCTGACGCGAGTGAAGCCTTTGCGGCGGTACACCTCACCGGACATGCCAATGTCCACGTCTGTCGCTGTTGCCAGTTCGCTGTTACCCAGCCGGTGCCCTGGCAAGACATTGTTTATGCCGGTGAATTTTGAGAGCTTGATCATGGAAGAGTCCTGGCCGAGGTGGGGTGCCCGACAGTGAGGGTGGGCGCTATATGCATCGCGCGCTTTATCGGGCGGAACGACCCAGTGCCGTGGGCTGTAGACGTCCATCCGCTGGCGTGGTAACTGAACCGTTCGGCGGTGCTCCTCGGGTTGCCGAGATGGCCGCAGTGGATTCCGAAAGTGTTGTGCACAGGGGCTACTGCCAGGGTGCGCGATCCGAACCGCGTACCGGCAAATCCACTTGCGAGTTTGGGCGGCAGTACCTTGCTCCGTGGCGTCCCGAGCCTCGTAGGCATGAACCCTGCCGTCCATGTGTAGACGACGTGCGGTGGCTCTGGGATGAGCGTGGAGCAGAAGCCGCTTGCGTATGTCGTGAACTTGGATGTGCCGGTGCCCGTGGCCCACTCGGGGGCGGGCGCGGGCTGCGCGGCGAACGCGCAGCCTAGTGTGGCTGTGCCTAGGGCGGTCTCTGGCAGGCCTGACGCTTGAAGGCCGCTGACGGTAGTGCTCGTTGTCGGAGTCGGGAACACAGTGTCGCTGCTACCCTGCGTCAGGGTTGTCGTGTTCTGTGGCGGAAGCGGCGTGCTACGGATGCCGATACCGTACGTGAAGTAGGTCGTCGTGAACCCTTCCGCGAGGGCAGTTTGCAGCGAAGGGAAATACGCCGTCGAGACCGTTGAGGTAGGGCCGAAACTCGTTGCCGCGAACAATGCGATCAGGCTGGGGGAACCGAGTGCGGTCGAGACCACACCCGTTGCGACGTAGACCGTCATGTGTCCCCCTTGCGGTTACAGACTGAAGATTTTGTAGACGCCGTTGTCCCACTGCACAGTGATGTCACCGCCGTTGGTAGCCAACGGGAACCCTACGATGGTGTCGATGAACGCCAACAGTGGGGAGGTCGCGGCAGAGCCGGTGTCCTTGTAGATCACCACGCCTTTGAGCGTGTCACCGGACGCTACGGTAGGCCATGTCGGGTCGGCGGCGTCGAAGATTCCGCTCGTAATCGCCTTAGACGCAAGGGTCTGCGGAGTGCCCACCACGTAGGCTGAAAGCTGGGAGTAGAACTCGTCAGTCGTCAGGATTGGCGTGTAGGTGCTCTTCACCAGCGCCACTCGAATAGTGTCGGTGTCGAGGGAAATCGAGTTGGAAGAACTGAGCAGTTTTTCCTTACCTTTTGCGTATAGGGCGTTGGCCATGGGAACTCCTTCGGTGTGGGGCTATTCTAACTTAGAGCTTAGATTCGGCAATTACCCAGTGATCGACGCGAGGGTGCGGTGCTCACTAGTGATTGCCGAGAGAGTGCGGTGCTCGGGCGCGACTTCGATGCGGGTCGTGAGGGCGGGTACGACCAGGGTGGTGGACTCAGCGTTGACAATGATTACTCGGCGAGGGTCTCGGCCCTGCCCGCTCACACCCATCAGCGGCGTGAGCGCAGCCACAGCCAGGGCGCTGGATGCCATCGCCTTGCCGATGGCGACCACCGTCCCGACGGAGGACACGGCCACTGCGGTGGTGTCCATCAATACTTGGATGAACGCGGCAGCAGCGCTGCTTGATTGGGCGCTACCCTGCCCCGTCATTGCCACACCTTTGGTCATGGATGTGTCCACGGTGGATGTGGCGGATGGCGATGCGGCGAGCGAATGGACCACACCCTTGTTCACGTCACCAGTAGCTGCTGCTTGAGACAGCATCGCAGCCGCGAGTGTCGACGCGAGTTTCAGCGACGATGAGGCCGCACTGGCAACTGCGGCCGGTGCGGCCAGCATGTTGACCTTCTGGTTGACCGCCGCCACGGAAGTAGCGGTGGCGGTGGCGGTGGCGGTCAGCGCGGTCGAGCTTGCAGCAGTACCAGTCACAGTAGCCGTCGATACCATAGCCGCAGCCAGCGGCACCACGCCGTGGTTATCCATCGGCGCATCCACCGTAGAGGTGGCTTGCGCGGTAGCTGACAGCCCCACCGTCAGCGCAGTTGCGCTAGTCGCTGAAGCCACCGCTGCAATGTCGGCGGCGAGTTGGTCTAGGTGCGGGCCAGCAGCCAGCGGCGCGGTCAGGGTGGCGACCGAGAATGCGGATGAGGCGAAGGTACCCAAGCTGCCCGACAAGGTCATCGTGCCAGTGGAGACGGACGTGATGTCGGACGCCAGGAAGATCGGGCGCGCTATGGTCGGCGCAAACGCCGAGACTGCGGCAGCGTCAGCCGCGAGCGGTTTCCCGAAGGCACCAGTGGTCGGGGTGAGGGAGGCAGAGGCACCAGCGGCCGCAGTGAGCCTCGGGTCTCGGAGGAGTGAGGCGGTCGCCGTACTGGATGCAGTTGCGTCGGACGCGATGACCTGGGCGGTACCGGCCACAGACGACAGGTCCGATGTGGACGTCGCCACAGCAGAAGCGCCTGATGCAAGTACTGGGTCGCGCAATAGGGTGGCTGAGAGGGCGGACGATGCTGCCGATACGGCGGCCACGGTAACCGCTGCGATACCTGCGAGACCGCTTACTGCGGTAAGCGCGGAAGAAGCGGCCGCTGCTAGTGGCGTATCAGAGCGCAGCGGGGTGAGTAGCCGGGTGGGATCGAAGCTGGCGATGAACCGGGGTACGCCAGTCGTGACGCGGGCGGCTGAGAACGTGGCACCCTGGAAGCTAAAGTACGGCCCGCCGAAGGTCACATATGCATTGCCAGTGACGCCCGACTTCACAGAGTCAGTGCCTGTCGCGTCCAGTGCACCGCCGACGAATATTCTGATCGTTGTGCCCGCGCGCGTCACAGCGACGTGGGACGGGCGGTCAATCGAGACCGGGGTCGTGCCGGTCAGCGAGAGGCCGGAACTCGTGTAGGTGATGAAACCGTCCAGCGAGGTCGCGATGGTGATGTCCCGGCCCGACATGACCGGCTGAGCGCCCAACGCGAGGAGGTCCGATCGGTACCAGAAGTCGATTGCAAAGTCGCCAGTCTGGACGTCAAGCGTGGTATCGATGAGGGCGGCGATACCGTGCACAGTCCCGTCCGCAGACGCAGGCACGACGATCGCGTTGCCCATGCCCGCGACGAGTTCTGTACCGACCCCGAAGGGTCCGCCGAACGTCGTAAGGGTCCGCGCGTAGTCGCTGCTGTCGTATATGCTGCCCGAGTTCTTTATGAACAGCGTCACGTACTTAGCAAACGGGTCGCCCACGAAGGTCGAACTGGCAGCGGGTGCTGTGGACAGTAGGAACTTTGACGCTGCCGCTGCGGACGCTTGCGCGGACCCAAGGATATTTACGTCCAGTACAACCCCATAGGCCACCCCGCCGGTGGCGCTTGCTGCCGAGCTTGCCGCCGTGGCCAGCGCGACAACAGGGACCACGCCACCACTCACGGTGCTCGTGGCCACGGCCGTGGCGGCGAGTTTCACCCCTATGGACAGGGAGCCGATAGAGACGGACTCGGCCAGCGCATTGATGGACATGCTCAGCGTGCTGGCAGTCGTGAGTGCGGCCGTGAACGCTGACACCGCACCCGAGGTAGCCGTCAGGGGGACACTCTGCCCCAGGTTAGCTGTGGCAGTGGCTGTGGCGACCGCCGTCACCGCCATAGCGGACGGTATGCTCAGGTCTGCTGTTGTCGTGGCGCTCGCAGCAGCGTTTGCCGCCAGCACAGTGAACCCCGACACCGGTAACGGATAAATTTCTGCTGGCGTAGTTTCAGCCAGGAAGAACGGCCCGCCCAGCACGGGGGTAGCCCGGTCGATTAGCGCATTGAGGGTGAACGTCAGCCCGCGCATGCCCGCGAAGGCGGATGCGGCGAGGAAGATCGGGAACTTGATGTCAGAGTTAACGGAGGCTACCGCCTGCGCATTAGCGCCCAGCCGTTTAGATGTAGTCCCGAAGTTCTCAAGCGCGGCGGCGAGCGTAGTGCGGGAGTTCGAGACCCCCACGGCGGCTGCTAGATTGTTAACTCCGATGCTCGTCGGGAACGTCGCTGTCGGGACCGCAAACGCACCGGTGTAGCGGGCGATGCCCTTGGTGATTCGGAACTCGTCGATGTTGCCGACGAAGGTTGTGGTGGTGGTCCCTGGGCCAGCGCCAATGTAGAAGTTGTTGCCGTCGAAGCCGGTCTGAAGCCAGTTAATGTCCCCGGAAAAACCATAGCTCTGTGCGCCGTTGACATACATGAACAGTCCCGGCGACGTTGCCGTACGGTTCACTACTAGCGCGACGTGGGTCCACACATTCAGGGGGACGGTGCCGCCTGTGCTTACGTTGACTGTGGCTGCTGCGTCGTTGATCTGCAGGGACCACGTCAGCACACCTGTCGAACTCATCACGAGGGAGTTCGATTCCTTCGAGCTAAACGACCCGAACCGCTGGAAGATGTAGTTGTTGGCGTTCGCGTACGAAGTCGGGCGAATCCAGAATTCAATGGTGTAGCTGTCTGACCCGATCTCATAGTCGGGACTCGACGGGAACGTGATGCCTGTACCCGCCGCACCCGAAGCGAGGGCGATGGACGATGCGCCGAACTGGAACTGCGCTACCGAGGTCGTCGCATTCGTCTGGGATATTGCAGTCTTGTTGTACGGGCTGGAGTCCGTGAACGTGGTGCCAGCATCGGTGCCCTCACCTTTGAGGAGCATGACCACGTATGGCCAGTACGAGTCCCCGGAATCTACGCCACGCGCAAGCTGAATGTCCGCTGTGACCGTGGCGGATGAGGCGAGGTCAATGCTGAGCGGCAGGTATCCAGGCCATGCCATCGGCACCGACGCCGACGCCACTGCGCTTGCTGCCAGGGTGATGTTGCCTCGGGTGGTCAGTCCAGCGGTCGCTGTCGAGGTCGCCTGCGGTGAAGCCTTCAGCGACCCGTTCACCGACACGGAGAAGAACGCGTCCGCCGCTACGACCGAGGACTGGCTGGCCTTGGTATGCTTTACAAGGTCGGTTGGATGTATCCGGCCTGACGGTTTGGCGCGCCAGATACCCATGGCGCTTATCCGTTCACGACTTCAAATTGCAGTTCGAAGAGACCGGTGGCTGTGGAGTCGGGTTGCACGATCGGCATGATCGCCGAGGTCTGGAAAATCTGCGGCATACCAGTTTTCAGGAAGTCGTGGACGTCGCCCATATTCGCAACGATCACGCGACCCTCCCAAATGCGCCGCAACACCAGTACGTTGAACGTACCCACCGTGCTGACACTGGACGTGACCGACTCAATTTTCTGAACACCTGTATCGCCCGCCGCCAACGGTAGCTGCAACATACGGCCCACGATGGGCGCTACTGCGGTAGCGATCACGCCGGTAGTGTGTGCGGCTACACCCGCCTGATTGGTATACGTCACTGCGATACTCTGGTTACCAGTGAATGCCGTTACCGCTTCAATCCAGATTTCAGTGTTCGTGAAGTCTGTTCCGCCAAGCACGCGACCGGCGTAGCTAGGTTGGGCCGCAAGAGTGATCGCAGCATTGAACGCAAATGCTCCTGCTTTGAATAGGCAGTCAAACAACTTTATGCGCGCTGGTACCGTACCGCCGAAGGTGACACCACCCATGTAGTAGTTGCCTGCGCCCAGGTTGTTGATGACCGGAAAACCGGCGTCTGTCCCGCCGACGGGTACGATCCCAGCAGCGGTAGATGTACCGGCCAACACACCAGCACCAGGGTTACCCGCTGCTTGTAACACCTGCGTGTTCATAAGCGCGATGGCGGTTACCGAAGCAGTTTTGTTGATGCTGACACGCTGCGCGGGCGCTGCGATGAAGCCATCCAAAGTGGTGATAGCCATTACACAACTCCCCCGTTATCCAGTAGCCAAGCGTTGGCGGTATTCAGCGTCGCCACGATGGCCTCCACCCTGTGGTATGGGTGCCAGTCGGGCGTCTTCTCTATCACGATGCCGCGCGCATCCGTGTCAGCAGTGATGCTGATCTGGGTCGCCCCCGTCGCGTCATCAATTACCGTCCACGTGTTGCGCATACGATCCACCTTAGAGAATAGATTAGTTGTCGATCTGGAACGTCAAGCTGTTTGCAGGGAACGTCACGCTGTCACCCACGTTGATCGTCTTGGAGACAGTCAGCGCAGAGTAGATCAGCAGGTTACCGGCGGCGGCGGCGTCATAGATGCCCACACCGGTCACTGTGCCCCAGCCAGCTGGCGTGGGTGTCGGGAAGGTGATGATTGCTTGGTTGCGGGTTGTGCCGGTCACGCCGGAAGACGCAGCAGTAGTGCTGGCCTGCTGGGTGTTGTCCCATGCCGTCGTGGAGCTTGCCACGGCTACGCGCGCGTAGGCGTTACCTGTCACTTCGGTACCTGCGGTGGAGTCCGTCGGTGTCGTGGTCAGCAGTCCGATGTACAGGTTGGCGGGGCCAGTACCTGCGGCAGCGGTTGCGCCAGTGATGTTGATTGCTTGGGCGCGAAAGAACCAATCAATCAGTTTATTTTCCAGAAAGTCCGACATAGCTGCCATGATTAGCTCCTTTAGCGTTCAACGATTTTGAGGGTGATCGACCGGTCATCAACTCTGCCGCCGTTGGTCGTGATCCGGCAAGTCAGTGTCTCAGTGGTGCCTACGACACCACCGGAAACAAAAGCAGTCGCGTTCGTCGTGCCAAACGACGAGGAGACTTTGGTAAGTCCCGCAGACACTACCCACTCAACCGTGAGGATCGTGTCGTTGAGGGGTAGGAGGTACGGTGCCCAGTCGAACGTGTAGTCGAGGACAGCGTTGGGGTCTTTTTTATATACGGCCATCAAAGACCTCCATACGAAACAGCACCGACTGGTCGGCGTAGGCGGCTCTGCTCAACCTTCGCAGCTGCACAGTAGGCGACAAACGCGGCCTCGTGCTTCGCCGATTTCTGAGGGTCTTGCCCATCGGTATCAGGGATGCTGTACGCCCGCTTCTTCACCCAGTCGAGGAGGTTGATATGGTGCTGGGCGTCGATCTCAAAGTCGTCACCGGCGACTACGTCGACGGGCAGACGGAAAGTACGAAGCTCGACCACGCACGCAGTGTTGGGCTTTGGGTGCGCGCGGACGTACCCTTTTTCCATCCCAGTGATAAGCGCGCGAAGGGGTCCTTCGCGGCCGTCGAACTTCATGCCCTTTTCTCGCATCTTCTCGACGGCGACCAGGGGGACGTCGTTGCCCGTCGCAGAGTCGATGGCGTCACGCAGTTTCAAGATCGCGGGGTCGATGGCGTACCACTCAGTGCCGTCGGCCTTGATCATGAGCTTGAAACTGCGGGCATCTTCGATGCCGTAGGTCCACCGGCAGAACTGTTTCTGAGCGTCGTCGATGTACGTGTAGATCAGCGCATCGCTCCACAGATATGGAGCGGCGGTGTCAAACACCTCCGAACGAAACTGGTCCTTCAGTTCTGTCGTGTTCATGGTTTAGTCGTTGTCTTTGATCTTGAACGCGGTCCAGGCTGCATCGCGTTCTTTGTTCTGGACAGTCCAGCCAAGGATCGTAGAAAGCACCTTGGCATGCGGAGAGCCTGCGGCGGTGAAATCCTCGCGCTTACCGCGCAGAGTTATGGTCTCGAAGGCTTCGGAGATGGCCTGCTGGCGAACAGAGGGGTCTGTCGGTTCGAGGGCTTCAGGGTTGGTCGCGGGGTCCATGTCCAACTCTTCCTCCGGCACAGCGCCTGCTGCCATGACCTCTTCGTACATATTTGGAGGGACGTGCGTAAGCTCACCCTTTTTGAATTCGATGGCGTGGCCACTGGTGGACACGATGGTGCGATTGCGATGCATCACAAATTTCATTTTTAGTTTCTCCGTGCGGTTAGTAGAAGGACGGGGCCGAGGCCCCGTCCACTCAGGTCATTTATGCAATGACAGTTTCGTCGGCCTTGCCGTCGATGGTGTAGTTCACGCGGACGCGAACCTTTCCGGCGGTAGCAGTGGCAGTCAGACCGGCCGTGGTCAAGCGGATGTTGACGCCAGCGTTGCACAGCAGGGGCGCGGTCAGCAGCAATGCGGTGCGCGAGCCAGCAGCGGCAGCGTCCAAGTCCAGGGCGGATACCAGGGCAGCGGTGTTGCCAGCGACGCCCAGGTTCAGTGTCGCGCCAGCGCCGATGCCGACGAATGCGGTCTCGACGATGACTTCACCACCGGTGATCACTGCGCCGATAGGCATAGGGACCGCGTCGAGTACGACACCAGTGCCAGCGGTCAGGCCGGACACAACGGACGAAGGGTCGGCCAGGGCAACGGTGGAGCCGAAGGTAGTCTTCACTTGCGAGACGGAGTCGATGGCCCAGTCGTTGTAGTTGAAGACAAACTCGGCTGTCAGCTGACGCTGGACCGTACGGGTTGCGAGTAGTTTGCTCATGGTGTGTTACCTCCTTATTGAGCGACGTAGCAAGACAGCACGCCGAAGTCTTCGACAGCGCCGTTCTCGTAGATGTTTCCGAATTTAGGCTTCAGGAAACCGGCGATCTTGCCAACAGAGATGCCTTGCTGGTTGTCGTAGTCAAAGCCCTTTTCGTTCCATTCGGGTGCGCCGATGTCGGCCATGCCCATGGCTTGAGCGCCACAGAACAGGATTTGCGCGCCGTCGATGGTGCCGGTGCCGCCGTACTTGGAGCCGCTGGCAGCGCCAGTGGTGTTGGGCACGTGGCGGAACTCGTGCAGGTAGATGCCGTCGATCTTCACGGTGGAGCCGCTGAAGAGCTTGTCATTTACGCTGGAGTTCTGGCTGTAGCGCAAGTTGGCCATGTAGTCAGGGTCCATCTTCAGCTTGGCCATCGCCTGCGGTGTCAGGAACGCATGGTAGGTTTCCTCGCCGCCCTCGCCGGTCACGCCACGGACGTAGCGGTCTTTGGCGTAAGCCTTGAGTTGCACGAACATGTTCCAGCTTGGGGTGTCACCGGCGATGATGGCAGACGAAGCGGCCGCAGGCACCAGGGTCTTTGCCACGCTATCCCAACGCAAGCGGCGGGCGTTCGAGGGGGCGGTCACATCACCGGCGAACTCCAGAAACTGGAGATCAGAGCCAATGCGGGCAGCGCCGTTGTTCTTAAACGCGTAGCTGCGGCCAGCCAAGGTCAGGAACGCCATCTGGTCAATGCGGTCAGCCAGCCAGTAGGCGAGCACATCGCGGCTGTTGCCACGGAACTCGACGACGGACTTCTGGTCAGCCATACGGCCTTCGTGACGGTTGGCATGACGCAGCTGGTCGATGCGAATCACTTGGTCGAAGGTTTGCATGCCCTCTTCGTTACCTTCCAGGGTGCGGTCGCCAGCGACGCCGTCACCAGTCAGGTCAGCCAGCAAAGTGATTACGGCGCGTGCGCCCTTCTCAGTCTTTTTCAGTTCAGTGATGTGCTGAACCATGCTGTTGGGACCCTTGCCCAGGAACTTGTTCACGAACGACATGTTGCGGGCCTGTTTCCACAAGTCCATAGACCAGACGGTCTTTTGCTCGCTTGTCAGCAAGCCGAAGTTGGTTAGTGCCATGTGGCACCTCCTTTTAGATCGAAGTTAGAGATAAGAAATCACAACGTCGAATATCGCCCCGACAAGCGAGAGTGGTAGGTGCTATCGTGACCTTACCTGAACCGTATGTTGCGCATTCTAATCTAAATTAGAACGGCGTTCGATCTACTATGCGACGGTTGCCCCGCGTGGCACAAAAACATCCACGGATAGCCCGTTAATACCGGCACCGCCGTTGCCTGCGGCGAATATGCGGCCGTCGCTCATCAGCTTCACGGTGGGCGTCTCGGACGGCACCGGGACGCCAGTGATCGCAGAAAACGTGTTCACGACCGTGCCGTTCCCGCTGACGATCAGCGCGCGGTAGTACGTGGTGCTGTAGATGTACAGGAGCAGTGCGCTGGTTCCTGATGTCTGGCACATGGACATGAACTGCGCAAAAGTGCCAGAGACAAATGTCTTCGCTGTACCGAGGGTGAACACTCCAGCTGCAACGGACCACGGCACCACGCCAAACACAGAAGTAGTCTGGTTGTAGTACGCGATCAGTCCGCCAGTGGCCGACGTCGCAATGAACGCCGCAGGGGTGCCGAGCGTGAACGCAGCCGACGCCGTCCCAAATGCGGGGGTTGTGCCCGTGAGGGTTATGTCCACCATCTGGAAGCTGTTGGTCCCTGTGGTGGCGACGCACACGACCTCGGTCGCGGACAGCTGCGCCAAAAATAGCTGGCTTGATGCGACGAGGAACGCGCTCACCACGCCGACGCCGGGAGTGATGACGGAGGTCGTGTGGGCGATGTGTTTTGCGGCCAGGACGTTCCCCGCCGTGTGATACACGCATAAGGATGCGGCGGCGGAAAGGCCAACTGTGTATATGCCGTTGCCAGGGGCGACCAACGTGATCACTTCAGGCCCTACACTGATCCGGTCGTTGGTGAGGTCGATGATTACCCCGCCCCCGTAATTGGCCGTAGTTACGGTGTACGTCACCCGGTACCCGACGAACACATGCGTGGCGTCGATCACGGTCTCGGTACAGACCAAGTTCCCCCCAGTACCGGGGGTAGGGAATGCGACGATGCGACAGGATACGAGTTTTACGCGCGTGCCGTCGACTGCGAATAAGTAAGCGGCGTACCACTTACTTGTTGTACGCGCGGAGAGCACAAGCACTCTGGTGGGGGACAGCACGGAGACCACGGTGTTCTGGCACGGCAGCGCGACCTCGTGGAATGCATGCTGGGCGTAGGCGTGGTCGGACCCGACTTCGGCGCGAGCCTCCCCCGTGATCAGGTGAAAGTTCGCATTGAACATTATGCGTATGCCTTAGAGAAGTTCGCGTACCACGCGCTCTGCGCGGAGTAGTAAATCGCGCTGAGCATGTCGACCGCGTTGGCACCCACAGATAGCACAGGCACCACGCCGCCGGGGAACTTGAACGACGTGCTAAAGGTCATCGTGCTGCCGTTGGTCGCGCCCTGCTTGATCAGCAGCGTGATTGTCTGACCGTTGGTCGGGGTGGTAGGCGTCTGAAGGACGCACGTGACGCTGTCGGCGGTGAATATGAAGTTGTTTGAGGTGCTGGCGTCAATCGTGAGGGAGGTCGTAGTGGCAAGGGTCACTGGTGTAACGGCCTGCGCTTTGGTAAAGGCGTTTGCGTCGCTCAGGTTCACTTTGCCGTCAATGGACTCTGCGGTGACAAAGTTCACTACCGTGGCGCCTGCACTCCAGGCACGCGCTGCGGTGCCCCCCTGGGCACGGACGATGACTGTGAAGCCGTCGGTGACGCGGGTGGTCACCTTCACGATCTCAGGGATGTTGGCCGAGTCCACAATCGTGGCGTAGAAGAAGTCCGCCGCGCTTGTGACGGGGAACTTTACCCCGTCGCCCGAGGTGACGGACATCGAGGTAGCGATATCGGTGATGCTGGCGGATAAGGCCGAGCGGGCAAGGTTCGTGTGTTTGACACCCATGACTACTTCCTCAAAAAGGCCCCGGCCTTTGTGGGGCCGGGGCTAACATGACGCACCGCATAGGGAGATTGCTACGCGGCTCTCAGCGCGCCATTTCGCGCGCGATGGCGTGGACGACACCGCGAAAAATAAAGTCCTTGGCTTTCTGTTCAGCTGGAAGGTCTGCGTATGGGACGTAGCAAGGGTGCAGCTTGTTCGCTGGGTCCTTGTGCGCACCGTAGCTCCAACCGTCTTTGCGCTTCTGCTCCATCCATGCTTGATGGCTGGCGTCAACACCCAGGTCCGGGTTTGCAAGGTGAAGCTCAACGCCTGCGATGGCGCTGTCCTTCTGCCACTGCGGTGCTTCTTCCCAGAGAGTCTGGGTCTTGTCGCCGAGGGCTGCACAGTAGGCCGCGTTCACCTCATGGCACACGCGGGCGATGGAGTGGGCCATGGATTTCATTGCGCCACCGCCGGACCGACGACATGCTTAGCCTGCCCCTGCTGGTAGGGCATCCATTCGGCGTAACCGCCACTCGCGGGGGCGGCATCATCGTCTTGCAGCAACTTCACGCTGGTGCGGTTGAAGCTGTTACCGTAGTGGTCCATGATGTGGAGGTTGACCATGCGGTCGTCCCAGACGTACACGACAGTTGCGTCCATCGGCTGATCAGAAATCTGCGAGGGGTGTAGGTAGTTGTTGTTCCCGAGAGATACGGGCGAGTTGTCGTGGCGATACCAGACCTTGCGGCCTACTGTTGGCTTGATCATTTTGGTTCTCCTGGGTTAAACAAACTCGTCGCCGCGCATACGTGCGAGCACGTCGTCGGGCAGTTTCTTGAAGTCGTCCTGGCTCATCTTCATCACGTCCTTGGCGGACAGTGAGCCACCGGCCTTGTCGCTGTCCATGCCGACCTTCGCGGTGCTGGCAGGCGTCTTGGATGCGGCGTCCACGTTCTTAGCCACAGCGGCCTTCTTGCGCTCCTTAGCTACGTCCTTGGCGACCTCTTCAGCGTCTACCTTGGGCGCGATGGTGGTGGCTTTCTCCTGGGCCTTGTCCTCAATGTCCACGACCTTTTTAACCGCCGCTTGCAGGGCCTTCGTCGGGGTCATGTTGCGCTGGCGCTCGTAGAAAATCTTCCACTCCACCACCTCACCCAGCACAGCTTTGTCGAAGTCGTCATGGTCAGGGTTCAGCGTGGGGAAGCTGGACTCGATGCGCTCCAGTGCCACGTCGTACCGGGCCTGCTCTGTGGCCTGGGCGATAGCGATCTGGGTCTTGTAGTCGTTCTTGGCGTCGTTGATCTGGCGCTCGACAGCACGAATCTCGCGCATTTTCAGCGTGGCCTGATCAATCTCGCCGTCGGCCAGCAGCTTGGTGTACTCCTTCTCCAACGCCAGGACACCGTTCTCCAGATGGGTCAGGTCTTGGTTAATGTCCGCGACCTGACGGCCCTTCTCGTACTGGGCTAGGCGCTCCTCGGCCGCTTCGCGCTGAGCACGCTCCTTGGCCAGGATGTCCTTGTGGCGACTCAGCGGGATGCGTGAGTCCTTCTTCTTCGGTTCCTCTAGGGAAGCGTCAGGGTCCTCGGGGTCCAGGTCCTCGTCGTCCTTGCCCGCGAGCTTGACCAACTCAGCTTCAGCAGCTTTCGCCTCGGCTGCGCGCTCGGCTTTGGACAGTTCGTCCTGCGCGCCGTCGGCATCCTCACCGGTGGCAGTGAAGTTGTCACCCCGGTCAGCGCCGCCGCCGTCGGCCTCGCCTGCGGGTTTCATATAACGCTTGAGAAAGTTTTTCAGTATCATTTTGGTGCTCCAGTTTGCGAAGTGGGTCTCTCGACAGCTGCCGCTGCCATCCGTGCCGACTCCACGCGTTGCATCTCGCGCTTCTGTGCCATGTCCTGCTCCTGCAGGGCCATCTTGTTCTGGGACTCCTCACGGCGAAGCCCCATCTCCATGTACTTCAGCTGGGTGTCTCGTTGGAACTCCTGCTCCTTCAGCCCCATGTCATGTTCTGCGGACTGGGCCTTCACCTGCGCCTCAGCCATCTTGGCCTGCCCGCTGCCGTCGTCCGGCTCGCCCTGGGCGGCGATCTGGGTGTTCACCTGGGTCTCCTGAGTCTTGGCACCCTTCAGGCCTGCGTCGGCGTGCTTCACGGCGGCCTCGCCCTCAGTCTTGGTGACCTCAGCCTGAAGCTGGCGCTGTTGCATCTGCTTCTGGGCCTGCGCCTCGGGGCCATTTGTGATGGCTTGCATCTGCTTGATGATGTCTTTCTTGTTCATCAAGCGACTTGCGTCGATCAGCACAGAGTCAGGCAACTGGATGCCAGCGTCGCGCATGGCAATGGCCTGCTCAAACTGGCTGTCCTCCAACGACTCACGGGCCGGGACGGACGTGATGGTGATGTCGTACTCGCCCAGGGTCAGGTCGTTGACCACCTCGCCGGTTGGCGACATCTCATTAATCCCAAACGACTCACTCTCGCCGGTAGTCTGGTCATGGGTGATCGTCATGATCCGCTGCTCGGTGTAGAACTCTTGTACGAGGTCCAACACGTTGCGCGCCAGGATGTAGTCAGTGCGGGTCAGGTTGTCCAGCGGCTTAACCAAGTTTGTGGAACCTGCCTGACGCTTTTGTTGGATGGCTTTAGCGGCAACGTCGGCTCGGTCCATGCCCTGCATGGAGTCGGAGACTCCACTGATGGTCTTGACGTGCTCTTCGGCTTTGTAGCTGATCCGATCCAGTCCTTGGGGTACTTGATTCGGTGCAATCTTCTGGACATCTTTGTCTGGGTCTCCGTTAACCTCAATCACAAGGCCGGTCTGAGCGCCCTTCTCTTCCAGCTCCTCCACGGTCATGTTGGACAGTGCGCCAGCCTTCACCTTGTAGCCTGAGTTCGCCGTGGTGTTCACCACATGAAGCTCCTGGCTCGTGACCTTGTTCAGTAGCTCCTGGGAACCCAGCAAGTTCTCGACGAGGCCGATGGTCGAGCCACGGCGGAAGTGGGGGAAGAACGGCACGATGGTGAAGTGCTTGTAGGGCGACCAGTCGTCATGCAGCATCACGTTGTCTGCGATCACTGTCCAGCGGATGCGGCGCACAAGTTTGGTGGTGACCTTGAAGCCGAACCGTTCGACGAACAGGGCGATGCGGTTGCGGTCAAACTCGGTGGGGACCGGGCGCATGTCGCCGTCCTGGCTTACGAAGTGCTTCTGCCGGTCCAGCATGCGGTACTGGCGGTCGATGATGCGGATGTTACGCATCACCGACGAGTTGTCGTAGTCGCCCGTGTACATCGGGTTGAACCGGTCGCCGAAGCGGTCGCGGAACGCCTGAATGGAGTCATACCCGTATGGGAAGTAGCTCTGCTCGCGGTTGCGCAGCAGTTCCGCGTCCTCGGGGTTGTACAGGACGGCGATGTCGTCGGCCGTGACCCATTTCGTGGTGAACACTTCGTTCCACGTGTCAGGGTCGTACTCCTCGCCGTCGGGGTCGATGATCACGTTCTTCGGATTCATCGGGTCGATACGGACCTCGCCCTCCATGGAGTCGTTGTAGTCGATCCGCACGTCGAGGAAGCCACGGCTGGTGATGATCCCGTCGGCGAACATGTCGCTGCGCTTCCAGGCCATCTGGTTGTTGTCCATGATCTGCTTGTAGACCTTGTTCAGCACATCGGCGGTCTCAGCAGGTGCCCCGGAGCGGGGGCGGAAGGACGTTTCGGCGCGGGCCTGAATCTGCTCGCCCATAATGTTGGACACCGTCGGCAAAATCTTGTTGATCGTCAGGGCTGGGCGGCGCACCAACTCCAGGCGGGCCTTATCAGTGGGGTCCCACTGGTCACCTAGGAAGAACCGGTCGCACTTTTCGGCCTTTTCCACGTACTTCGCATGGCCGTTGTCCCTACACCAAGCGTACCGGGTCCAGATTTTCTTAGCGATTTCGGTGTTTATAGGCATGGTGTGCTCGGCTTGTGTCTGGTACACAAAGTCCGAGCGGCATGCTCTTCATCCTTTGGGGTGGAAGGGTGCGGGAGGTCACTTCAGGTTCCGCAGCTTGTAGAGGGTCTGCGCGGTCAGTTCCTCCATCTCAGCCAGGATGTTCAGTAACGACTGGCGGTCGCTGTCCTCATCCTCTTCTTCCTCGATGTCTTCCAAGAACTCCTCCAACATAGATACCGGCGTGCCGGTCGGGGTGTCGACGGCTGGCCACTTACTAAGCGGCACCTGACCCTCAAGGCCCATGTACACCTCGGCGTACTTGTCAGTGAGCGTGAGCAGGGTGTCGTAGAAGTCGCCGAGAGCGATGTGCTCGCTGTACGACTTGGAGGAGAGATGGGCGAAGTGGACCGCTGTGCGCAGTGCGAAGCACTCGGCGACGAAGGTGGAGCAGGAGTCCTTGGCCATAGGTTACGCGGCCATGGCTGAGCCAGAGGAGTTCGAAACTCGGAGTTTGTCGCGCCAGGATTTCATGGGTTTCACCTCTGTTTTACGTGGCGCTTCGCGCCCAATCACCATCTGTGCCATCCAGGCCAACGAGTCCACTTGGTCGTCGTGTGCCCCGGCCGGAAAACGTAGCATTTCTGCGCGAAGGGACTCGTACCACTCGCCACTCGTGTTGAAACTGACCATCCCTTGCTGCATCCGACCCTGAAGGGGTCTAGCGCGGGCCATTTTGTCGGTGATGGGCTTCAGAACCACGATGGATGGGTAGAACTTCCTCTCTCGCATCCGTTTCTTAAGTAGAGCTTCGATTGCGCGCCAAATCTGGCCGTCCTCGAAGCCCAGTATCAGGGTCGGACTATACCATTTCGTCGCTAGATTCAGAATAGATTCAACGATGAAGAACGCGTTCCCGCTTTTGAACCGCACTTGATCCACCACGTGCAGCACGTCGTCCTGATCCTGCAGCCCCACGGTGCCCACGGTGTAATCGGACTGTTTCTTCTCACTGATGGCAAAGTCCCAAGCCATGTAGACATAGGACCTCTGGAGGTGCGGGGGCTGGGACCGCCGAAACTGGTCCTTCATGAAATACGAGCCGTCCGATGGCACTGGGTTCTGTTGGTACAGGGCGCTCCACCACCGACTGCCCTTGTTCTGTGCCCGAATACGGTTCAGCTTGTCCAAATCGTACCGGTCGGGGTGCAGCGCCTCACCCTTGCAACGCAGGAGAGTGTGCGGGGTGTCTGGAGGCGCGTCGTACTCAATCAGGTCGGTCTCATGGTTCAGGTACTCGTCCGCCTCAGCGATGGCCGGGTACTTGATCACTTCAAACTGATCCACAAACTCGTCGTCGCTGCCCTCCTTCATCATCAGCTGAAGGCGACCGGCGAGATCGTCATCGTGCCACCACGTCTGGATAATCAGCACCCCGCCGCCTGGGGCTAGACGGGAGTACGCGGTGGATAGGTACCACTCCCAAATTTTTTCTCGCGTATCAGCCGAATCTGCTTCCTCAGCATTCTTGATTGGGTCATCAATAACGAGGCAATGCGCGCCTTTTCCGGTGATCGCTCCACCGATGCCCGCAGCCACGTACCCCCCACGCTGGCCATGGACCCCCCAAGACTCTGTCGACTGATTATTGGGGTCCAGACGGGTCTCGTATAGGTTCTCATACAGGGGGTCGGCGATGATCTGCTTAACCTTGCGGGAGAAATCCATAGCCAGAGAGACGTTATAAGAGCACGCAATGAATTCATGGTCAGGGTGCTGGCCGAGGTGCCAAGCAGGGAAGTTACGGGAAACCAGTTCGGACTTACCGTGGCGCGGGGGCATGAGCAGCATCAGGCGCGGGGACTTCCCGTCCGCTACATCACGGGAGAACCGCTCCAGGCGGCGGCAGATGTCACGGTGGACCCAGCCATCCTTGTACTTGTTGTTGAACCGCTTCACGAACGGCATCAGGGTGCGCTTGGCAAGCACGCGCTGGGCCATTTCGGCCTGCGCTTTGAGGAGAACGGGGCTAGGAGCCTGATTCTTCGTCGCCATCGTCGTGGTCCTGCCCGATCAGGGCCTGATCCACGCCGGTGAGGGACGCTTCTTCGATGATTTTGAGGAGTTCGGCGTCTGACATCTTATTCATCCGCTCAATGGCGACGCTGCCGTTCACATTCACATTCACGTCGATCTTTTTCGGCTCGTAGAAGCCGCACATCTTCCCGATCTCGCGCCAGCCAGCAATCATCGTGGCCGGTTCGCTCATGAGGCGAGCCATCTCAATGGAATCTTTCAGCCCTTCGAGCACGTCGGCGCGGGTGATCTGCGACTCCCGCTGAAACGCATCCACTTGGAGACGGTAGGCCTTCTGGATGTGGGGCATGGTCCGCAGTTTGTGCCCGTAGTTCGCTTTTTCGTCGAACCCGGCGCGCAGGGCAGCGTTGTGGATGCTGTCGCCCCCGGCCCACAAACTCACAAACTCCTGCTGGCGCAGGGTCAAGGGCTGGTCTTCACGGGCCTCGCGCAAGGCCGCGAAGGTCTTGGGGCGGGGATTCTTGATGGTTGCCATGGGTCGATTTTAGATCGAAAAAATTTTTTCTAAAAATTTTGGATTTAGAGCGACGTGTGAGGCTCTTATCCCCGTGTCCCGAATCGCACCCCTGGTTCGGATTCGTCTTCAGACACGCGGATAAGGAGTCTCTTTGCCCCCACGGCACCTGAAGTCAACTTCGCATCGGCTTTCAGCCTCAGGCGAAGTCATTCGGCTGTTTATGTCTTTAACCCGTTCAACAAGGAGCTAACGCCATGAACACCACCGACACCACCTGCACTCAGGCTCAAGTAGATGCATTGCTTGGTCGCAAGATCGTGAACTACGTCATCGCCATCACAGTGCAGTGCATCTCACTCACCCTGGCCTTCTGCTGCTCCAGCTTCTGGCTGGGCTTTCTGGTCTACATCGTTGTAGGCCTGCTCATCGGGCTGCTCGCAGTCGTGGGCATGCTCTACCTCGCGATGTTCGTCTCGGACGATTCGTTCGAGGCCCTCGGCGCCAAGGCTGGCTCACTCGTGAGCACTGTCACTGGCTGGTTCTCTAAGCAGCCTTCGCCTTCGGCTCAGTCTGCATCTTGATGCCTAGTTTGTCTTTTACCTCGTAACTCTAAAGGAGATCGTAATGTCTGATTCCAAGATCGCTGCTTTGCTCGCTGTCAAAGCTAATTCCCGTCCCGTGCTCGCGGCTGCGCTCGTCGCTGCCAACACGGAACTCGTGGCTCTGCGTGCGAAGCACCTTGACGTTGTCGATATGCGCTTGGAGGTCGCTGATCTCCGCGCTCAGATCGTGTCGCTGGAAGCTGCGCCTGTCGCGCCCAAGACTCCAGCACCTAAGCCCTTCGTGCGCCGCGACTTCGCGGCTGAGACCAAAGCCCGTCATGCCCGCAACCGCGCAATGACTGATACGTACTTCGCAGCTTTCCCGCAAGAACGTAGCTGTACTACGTATCAATTGGAGCAGTTTATTGCGAAGTCTGCCCACTGAGGTAGACCATTAGGCACGCTAATACACCATTAGTAAAACTTATGCATAAAGGCTAACTCCTTCGGACTGGGTGGCGTGCTACCCAGTACGAAGCATTTCGCTTCAATCTGTCTTTAACTTTTGGAGAACATCTCATGGCTACTCATAAATCCACCAAGACCGCAACTGCCAAGGCTGTTGAGGAACAAGCAGCGCCAGCTGCTACTCCCTCATTCATGAATGAGGAAATGTGGTCTCAGTTCATGCAAGACCACGCTATCAAGCACCCCTGGCTAGGTCTTCTAGCCCAAATCGGCACGATTGCCATTGGCTTCTCTGCTTCGATCATCATCGCAAGCACCATTGCCAATCTGATACTCGTTGGCTCAACCTCCATGTTCATGGTGGGTCTGGGCCTTGCGTTGTATTACTTCATTAGCTTCATCGGATGCATCCTGAGTTTCAGGGCTGCGTCCTTCGTTGGTGACTACGTTGCCAACGGCAAGTTCGAAGAGCACTACCAAGACGCCAAGTCTTGGGTCAAGGGCTTGTTCGGTTCTAACGACGTTGCACCAGCAACTGTCCACTAAGGAGATCGGCATGACCAAAGCAATTGCTCGTGCCGCTGCCATCCTGGCTGTCGGCATCTTCGTCGCTCACATGCAACCTGATTGCTCTGAGTTCTCCGTAACACCTCAACTCTGTATTGGAGTATCCAAATGATTGAGTCTGGAATCATCGTAGGCATTGCCCTGCTCATGTCCCTGTCCAAGTTCTCTTGGCCCTGGCGCATGCGCATCCTGTCTAACCCCGTGATCATTGACGCTATCGTCTTCATCGGTCTGTGCATCTTGCACTGGGGAACATTCTCCGGCGTCATGGCAGCAACAGTTGGCGCGTTCATCGTGTCCCTGGTGCTGTCACTTGGTCGCTGGTTGTTCGGCTACATGGACAAAGGTGTGTACATCCCTGGTCGCATGGACATTGGAGGATTGCTCCATGTCGCGTAAATGCTATGAGTGCGATCTCATTACATGCACCTTTGCTGGTTATAACCGGCCAGCGTGCGCGTGGTTCGAGGAGTACAGCGACGATGCTGAGGAACTCTATCAAGAGGAATGTGTTCCCCACACAGTCATCGACAAACCTGTTGATCCTGACCAAGCACTGCGCGGTCACTTGATCAAACTGCTGCGGAGTGATCATGCATAAGCACGACGCAATCGTGGTGAATGGCTGCATCGTTGCAGCCATTTTTCTTTGCATCATCCTGATGGTGCTGCCATGAAACTCAGCTACGTGCTTGAGGTGAGTGGCCCCACCGTAGGTAATTACGACCGCATCTCGTTTGATTCATTCGAGTCAATGAACGATGCGTTCCGCAATCGTGCTCATGATGGTCTGAACTACACGTTCGAGATCATTGAAGACGACTTCTACTGGAGACTGCCTGCGGCCTCCAGTGTCTACCGTCCTGTCGCTGAGACACCTGTCTAGCAGCCTTCGCCTTCGGCTCAGTCTGCTTCATTCCGCTTTCTTTGTCTTTAACCCTTTCCCTTAAGGAGAAACCTATGGCACGTACGTGCATTACCTCAGATGATGGCTCTCTCACCATCAACGGCTCAGTCATCAGCCCCACGCTCATCCAACTGGTGCGTGTGTTCATGGAGTGCGACCGCAAAGTCCACGCCATCAAGCTGGTGCGTTATGACACCAATCTTGGCTTGGCTGAAGCCAAAGACTTCGTGGACTTCCTCTACGACGTGCGTGACGGTCAGACACGCATGTACTCCCACACGACGGAAGCGCGTGATCTCGCTTCCAAGAACCTGCACTACTAGGAGAAAGAAACCATGGCTAATGCCCAACGTCAACCCAAGATCACCGTGCTGCCCTACATGGGCAAACACCGCGAGAAGCCTGAGGTCGTAGACGACGAGGTGCTGTTCGATCCGCACGGTCCTATGGGTCAGATGCTTGCAGAAACCACCGAGTGCGTCGGTAGCGACCCGCTAGACGTGTTGCTCAAGTACGAGTCCTGGCTCAAGAAGCACTTCGACATGACCTTGATCGAAGCTGCCATCTTTGGTGTGAGATCGAAGCTCTAACACAGATCGTAGCTAACAGGCGTTTATGAGACGCCTGTTGGATACGCACATTCCGTGTGTATCAACCTGTCTATCAACTTTTGGAGAAATCAAATGAACGAACAAGCTATCGCCGTCCTGGCCTCTATCCAAGCTGCAACCAACAGCAAGGTCAAAACCGACTTGGCAGAACGCATCGAAGACCGTGTCGACGAGACCGGTATGAACAAGAACGGAAACATCATCTTTGAAGGACAAATCATGCATCGTGACGAAGTAGCTCAACTCATGGACAAGCGCGAGATCACAGCACGCGCATCCGCACTGTTCGATGTGCAAGACGTAATCCAAGACCAAGTGGTAGCTAACCACGCGCGCTTGGTCCTGCGTCGCAACATCTTGTGGGCAATCAATGCCCGCATCATCGGCAGTCTCAGGGACGTGCTCATTGGCATGGGCAAGACTGCGGTCGAGACCGGAAACATTGACAACTGGAACGAGTTCATGTCCGGTATCTCTGCAGCTGAGTCTTCTAGCCAGTATGCGGAAGACCTTGGCTACGCACACTACGGTAGCCAGATGTCCAAGGCACGTGCACTCATTGACATCGCACAGACATGGACTGACCACGCAGCCCGTGATGCAAAGGCAGCACGCGAAAAGCTGGACGCGCCTAACCTCATCGAGATGATGGCTAGTCCCCAGGACATGGACACTGCCAAAGCAGACAAGATGGCAATCGCCGTGCGTCTGCAGATGGAAGACGAGTTCACTGAGGACGAGATCAAAGAGTCTGAACAGTTCGCACGCAAGAAAGCTGTGAACGACCATCTGCGTCGTCAGGCTCTCAACAAAGAGCAGGCACCGATTTTGGAGAGGCTGTATCACGTGGCTCTTGAAGGCATGACACGGGTTGAGCCTGTTCAGTTCTGGCAGCTGCCCATTGAGACACAAGCCTCGCTGACTGAGTCGGTTATCCGTTCAGCCAAGAAGCTGCCGGAGCAACTGGCCAAGATGAACAGCGTGGACATCATTGAGTTGTCTATGGCTGTGCCTCAGCTGAAGCGCTTGGTGAAGAAGCTGGACGCTGTGTTGGAAAGCGATAAGTTCGCGGGTGTGTGAACTGTAGGTTGAAAGAGTGGGAGCTTCGGCTCCTACTCTTTTTTGTGTGGCGATGAGTGACTGCGTAAAAGTCTGTCTACCCGGTCGAGACTAAAAGACCATCCTTACGGTTTATGCTTTCGATCGTCCCTACCTCTATAGAGAATAATATTTACTTTCTACTACTAATATACTTTATTTTCTTTATTGATAAGATAAGTTTATAAGTATAAGAGTATAAGGTATATAGAATTACAGAGGAGAACAGGTCTTTTGATCTGACCTTACGTCTTTTGATCTAAGCTCTGCTTTAGATCGCATACACTCTACCCCTTCTGAAAGGCAAACATGAACGTCGTTTTTCTTCAAGCATCTGAGCCGTTGACCAAACAATATTCGAAAGTCAACGGTGACCTGACAAAGACTCCCTACCCTATGACGTGGGAGTTCACTTCGCACAAAGAAGTGGTCAACAACCTCCCCCAGTTCGAAGCCCTTCTGATCAAACACTCTGCACGTGGTAACTGCGTGCTCAAGGGTCTGATCGTTCGCGACCTCGTGAAAGAGTCGCGTGCGGGCAGCACCACTTCCAATGACACCACGGAGTGGTTGGTGTTAGACCTGGACGGATTACCTGAGCACATCACCATTCAGACCCCTGGTGGTCAAGCCCTCAGCACCCCAATGACCATTGACTTGTTTCTTGGCGAGATGGGTCTAGCCGACATCTCTTACATCGTGCAGTGGTCTGCCTCATACGGTGTGTCTGACAAGAAGATACGCGCGCACGTGTTCATGATGCTCGACCGCGCCTACACCGCACCACTGATTAAGCAGTGGCTGATCCAGAAGAACCATGAGGTGCCGCTCCTGCGTGACTCCATGGGTCTGACCAAGACTGGCAACTCCTTGCTCTGGCCCTTGGATGTGAGCGCATGTCAAAACGACAAGTTAATCTACATTGCCCCACCCATCCTCAAGGGCATCAAAGACCCGATGGGCAAGACGCCACGCATCAAGCTGGAGAAACGCAAGCACGAAGTACTTGCGTTGACCTCGACCATCAACACCACAGATAAAAACAAAAAGCTCACGCACGACCGTGTTAACGAGTTGCGCGACATCGGTGGACTGCCTAAGCGTAAGTTCACCTACAAAGTCGTCGGCAGTGCTGAGGTCATGCTCAAACCAGATGAAGCCACCATCTCTGAAATGAAAACTGAACGTGGGTTCGTGTATTTCAACTTGAATGGTGGAGACTCCTGGGCGTACTACCACCCAGAGGATCGCCCGGACTACCTGCACAACTTCAAAGGGGAACCAAGTTACCTCACCAAAGAAATTCTCCCCGAGTACTGGGCACAGATCACCTCGTCAGGAAATCTTCGCACGTCAAGTTCGGGCATTACTTACCTGGCTTTTTGTGACCGTAAGTCTGGGGTGTATTACCGCGGTACCTACGACAATGCTGCTGACCTCTTGGACATCACCCCCGCCAAGAACGAAACACAACTGCGTCACTTTGCGCTCCAGTACGGCGTGCCGCTCGGAGATTACATCCCCGAATGGGACCTAGCCTTCGACCCTATGGACAACGTCCGTGTGGACGTGGCTAACAAAACGATCAACAAATTCGTGCCCAGCTGCTACATGAAGACAGTGGCTAAGAAGGTCACCAAGTGCCCGCCCACTGTCTTCAAAGTCCTTCACCACGCACTAGGCTTGGACGTGGACATCACAGAGCACTTCCTGAACTGGACTGCTTACGTCCTCCAGAAGCGTGACCGTACCAAGACCGCATGGGTCATGCATGGCACCCAAGGCACTGGCAAAGGAATTCTCACCAATAACATCCTCAGACCCATCTTCGGTGCTCCGCACGTAGCTAGTCGCCGAATGGAGGAACTGGCCGACAAATACAACCAGTTCATGGAAAACAGCTTACTGGTGTTTGTCGATGAGGTGCAGATCAAGGCCTTACAGAATGAAGGCGGCATCATGGCGAAGCTGAAGAACTTCATCACTGAAGAGAATGTACCTATGCGCGCCATGTACAGCAACGCGCAAGAGGCGCGCAATTACACCAACTGGATTTTCATGTCCAACATGGCTGACCCAATCCTGATCGACAAGAATGATCGTCGCTTCAACGTAGGCAAATACCAGCCTGACAAACTGGTACTGACTGACAAAGAGTTGGACACCATCGACAAAGAGCTTCAAACATTCCACGACTTCCTACTGTCCTATCCCCTGGATGAGCAGAGAGCAGGTGAAGTGATCCATACCACGGACCGCGACACCATGATCTCTATCTCCGAGTCTTCAATTGATACGGTGGCCTCTGCCCTGCTCGAAGGAAACTTTGGATTCTTTGTAGAGCAGCTTCCGACAGACATGGCCTACCAGCGCAACGCCATGATCAATGGAAAGGTCGAAGATTACCGTGAAGTGTTGATCTCCCTGCTTGGCCGCACAAACTCAGCTGGTGCATGCAACATCGCCCGTGATGAGCTACGCGCCATGTTGGAGTATGTGGTGGGGAACATCCCTGTCTCGCCCAACAAGTTCACCTCCATGCTCAAGCACCACCGCGTGCACACAAAAGTAGTGTGGGTGAACAACAAGTCTGTCAACGGAATCACCGTGCAATGGCAGGACACGAGGAACTTTAGCAAGTACATCGCTGACCACTTCGCACCGAAAGGAAAGGTTAAGACCAAATGAAAAAGCTCAAAGCATTCGTCATAGGCATGGTGGAATTTCGCTCAGACTTCACCATGTACTACACCTCCTATGAACTCAAGATGGCTTACGACCGTGGCCGTGAGTTCGCTCACAAGATCACACTGAGAAAGTTCGAGCAATGAGCAGCGGACCCGGCAAGCACCTGCGCTTCTTAGAGCGCCGTATGAAGTGGCTCAAAGAACGTGTAGCGAAATCCACTGATACTGAGTTCACTTTCGACAAATCCGAAATCGCAGCCCTTGAGTGGGCTATCACGAATCTTCAACACACCCGCGTCATCGCACACAGAGTAGAGGTAGCCAAATGAAACAGTACACAGAAGACGAAATCACCGAAGAAGTGCGCCGCATTTACCGGAACATGCATGGAGAATTCAAGCACATGCACATCACCGAGCTAATGGTTGAGGTCGCCACCAACACGCCTGAGTCTGTGCGCATCAAGATCAGCGCTATGTACGATGCACCGCCCATGAATACCCAGCTGCTGTTCCCGATGTGCGAGTTTTTTGAAACGAAGCACATCAACGACGTAGACCGTTGGGACAAAGAAGGCTGTGAAACATGCAACTGGGGCAGTAGCTATGGCTTCGAGTTGGAAGTGTTGCCGTGAGTATCTTCTTCGTCTCTGACACCCACTTTGGGCACGCCAACATCATCGACTACTGCAATCGCCCTTACGTGAATGTGGAGGAGATGAACGACGCCATGGTGAGGAACTGGAACGGTGTTGTCAGTCCAAAGGACACCGTCTATCACCTGGGCGACGTGGCCTTCAACAACTACGAGCACATCGAGCGCTTGAACGGCAAGATCAAGCTCGTTCCTGGCAACCATGACCTGCAACGCGAGAAGAAAGTGTTCTATCTCTTCGATGAGGTGCTGCCGGAACTGACCTACCTGAAGCTCGACAAGCTGCGCCGCTTCGTGCTCTGCCACTACCCATTAGAGTCGTGGCGTCGTGAGTACACCTACCACCTCCACGGCCACGCACACGGCACAGCCGGTGTGAAGCACAACCGTTTGGATATGGGTGTGGATGCCACGAAACTGATGCGCCCCGAGCACATCGACGACGTGATGCAGCGCATGCTGATAAACAACCTGTGGGCACAGGAGAGGAACAAATGAGCCACAAGAGCCTGATCAAGCTGCGTCGGTGTACCTGCTGCCATGAGGACCTGCCTACGTCCTCATTCACGCACAACCCCAAGCGTGGCACCTACACACCTACCTACCGCGAGTGCAATGTGTGGCTGACCCTCTTCAGACAGGCGTTCGGCCCTACACGCAACATGCGCTATGTACGCCAGTATTCACACGACTACTACCAGCGCATGAAGCGCTCAACAACTGCTGCCAACGACCTGTACGCAGCGTGGGGAATAAGGAGCGTCGCATGAAGCGCATTACCATCCCCGTGGTTGGGAATATTGATGCAATCAAGAGTCAGTTGCGGGAACAGCTTGGAATCGATATGAGCTATTCGCAGGTGATTGACTTCCTGATTAAGCACTATCGAAACAGTGTGAAACATACAACCGTGTGGAGAGAGAAATGAGCCACACAACTACCCAACTCAACTGGCATCTGAAATACAAAGAAGTGTATGAAGAACTGCACGACTACAAAGTGGATAACAAACGCCTGCAAGCCGCTGTGCTGACTTTGCGCAGCGACAACATTTTGATGTCCGAAAAGATCAGTTCGGTACGGACATCGCTATCTGAGATTACCCAACTTTTAACCAAGGAAATGAAATGAACATTGATCAAATGACTTACGGCGAACTCCGCCAAATCTCGGCCCTGTTTAACAGCATTCAATCAGTGCCAGCTATTCAGAATACGCAGGCCCATCCGTTTGTTGGGAAGTATGTGATTGCACGTTGCTATGCAGCGGGCGTACATGCTGGTGAAGTAGTGAGTGTTGACGGTGAAAACGTCATCTTGAAAGATTCCCGCCGACTTTGGAGTTGGAAAGCTAAAGACGGAGTGGCACTGTCGGGCGTCGCTCAAACCGGCGTGAAATCCGGATGCAAGATCGACGTAGTGAACCCTGAGATTGCACTGATGGGAGTGTGCGAGCTTATCCCCGCGTCTGCCGTAGCGAAGGAGTCAATCAATGACTTTAAGAAATAAAACATTTAACACTGGCAACGGCTACGGCTACGGCGACGGCAACGGCAGCGGCGACAGCAACGGCAGCGGCAGCGGCGACGGCAGCGGCGACAGCAGCGGCAACGGCAACGGCTACGGCGACGGCAACGGCAGCGGCGACAGCAGCGGCGACAGCAGCGGCGACAGCAGCGGCTACGGCAGCGGCAGCGGCTACGGCAACGGCAGCGGCAACGGCTACGGCAGCGGCGACGGCAACGGAGAGGATTGAATAATGACCATTAACCAAGCCCGAGCAGCATTGGGAGAAGTGAAATGACTGAACTAAAAGAACACGACCATCCAGAGCATTGCTGGACATGGACAAGGACTGAAGTTGAGTTTATCAACGCAAGAGTGCGTGACTACGGACGCGCAGAGTACCTGCGTGGGCTGGAGCAGGCTGCGAAGGTGTGTGATGACTACGCAGTTGACAAATGGAACCTTTACAAAGGCCGCCCACCCTACACAGGAAAAGAAGATGGCCGTGCAGACCCACATATTCAAGGAGAAAGCTGTGGTGCTGATGACTGTGTAGAAGCTATCCGCGCACTTATGGAGTCAACATGAACTGGCAAGAATGGTTTGAAGTCAACAAAAAGTACATCTACGGTGCCGATGTTGATGCGTGGTGCGAGACTGCGTTTGATGCGGGTGTGAAGCACGGCGCAGCAATGCTCCGCTCGCAGGCTCAAGAGATTGAGCGACTTAACAAAGCCGAGAACGTCAACTACATGCAGGAAA